CCTCTACTAGTAGTCAGACAGCTATAACTAGAGTTGAACCTATACACACGCGATAATCACAACCACTAGCAGCGGGGCCTTTGTGCTTTACACGGTTACTACGAGCTTGTCAACCACAAGAATGTGGTTGATTCTGGCTTTTCACGGTGGATTTAAGGTGAAGTCATGTTATAATGTAACACTTTAGGAGACAGTTACTGTGATTATATACAGTACGAAAAAATTTCTTGTGAGTGGTGACGAGTGGCATAGTTCAAATACTTTTAGGTACTCTTAGGTACTTCGCGTACTATCCAACATCTTACTACTAGTATGCGAACCAGGCTCTCTCATGCACATGTGTAGCAGCGGGGCCTTTGTGTATGTGGGATGAATCTTTGGTTCTTCCTTCACGCAGTCAATAGCTCTATGGGTAAAGGATCCTTTACCTTCACTACTACTATAGTCTTAGCGTGTGTTACTACTAGTGCGTATATGGGATGAATCTTTGATTCTTCCTTCAGGGTTCTTACCTTTGTAGTTCTTACTACTAGTGTTACTACTAGTGTTACTACTACGCTTGTGTGAGCGTGTGTTGTTGTTGTTACTACTAGTGTTGTTTACACCTTCTGCATGTAGGTAGTGTAGTAGTTGACAGAGGCTTTCACGTTCGTGTATGTCTAACTGAGTATTAGTCAGACGTTTGATAATGTCTTGTTTATTCATGTGTGGTTTTAATTATACTTGTTTTAAGGTTTGATATATGTGTCTATTTCAAACCTGCATGTAGGATAGTTGAGTTCGTATTGCTCTAGTGTTAGTTTTGCTTGTGGGAGGGTGTGTATGCCATTTGCTACTATACTATCTGTGTCAAGGTCTATTATTCTGTAACGAGTTTTATTCATTGTGTGCTCCTTAACTACTAGTATTTATTTGTTTCTAGTAGTGAGGTTGAGTTACTGTGGTCCTTCGTCGTCACCTAGGTCTCTAGCATCATCTTTGTCTATAACTCTAAACTTTAGTTTGCTCCCAGTACGGATACTTCCAGGAATACTACTAGTACGAGCAGGTGCTTCTGTGTGTGTGACGCCTTCGCCTTTGAGTCTACTAGTAACGCTACCGTCTGAGTTTTCTGTAACTTCAAGTATAGCACGTTCAATGCCGTGGTACTCTGCTACAAGATCACACATGATGTATATCTCTTCAGCAGCTTCGTCAGTGGCTTGTAGGTCCGCAGCAATACTTGCTATGTTTAGTAGTTCACCCACTGCCATTTGAATAGCTGCTTGTATTTCTTCATTGGAGAGTTCTTCATCATCATCCCATTCGTCGTTGTTCATATCAAGCTTCCTCAGCCTCAGTCCATTCTATAGTATCGATGTCCCAGCAGTCTTTGAACTCTACTGTGAACACACGCAGCGTTTCAACGTCTTGCAGTTGAACACGTTCTGCTTCTGTGTCGCGCACTTGTATAACTCCTATACCTTCATACTCGCCAGGTGTGCCAGGATGTGCTTGCCCCATGCTGAGAGAGTTTGCTTGTACTGGTGTGCCTTCTTTGTCTAAGAAAGTAGTAGTACGAAAACGACAGCCCCAGCTCTCGCCAGCAGGTATGTCTTTGATATCCATTTGTAGTTACTCCGTTTATGTGTTATACATTTACTTATCGAACCTGCGAACTCAGATAAATATTACTGAACATTAAACGTGTTCCACATCAGGAGATATCCCATGAGTACTTTAAGAAACTTGAACGTTAATCTAGAGTTAGGACAGACCATACTAGTAGGAGCTAATCGTGAGCCAGCACAGATCACGAAAATAGAGTTCCACGAGAAAAGTGGAGAGATAGATATCAACACGACAAAAGGACCTAGAAAGGTTCTCAGCTTTGCCTTGTGCGCTGATGATACGTTTGACAGTTCTGTTAATCCAGCTGACAAATACAGATAAATAACTTTATGAGAATAAACGAACTACTAGAAAGCGAAGAAGAACTTGCGGACTGGGCTGCAACAGCCAGCCTATGTAAGAGCTCAAAGTCAGACAGTGCTATAGGTGCAAGCGCCTTGGCAAGCTGTAAGAGTCAAGGGCTGCGCAAGCGCACTCACAAACGCAAGTTTAAAATCAAAGCCGGTGAGCCAAGACAGAGTGTAGACCAAAAGAAAGTTAGGGGCAAGAAGTACGGTGGCCCAATGCCTTTCTATGGCAGCGGCCCTGTTAAAAGCGGCAGCAAGAGCAAGAAGAATTAACATTGCAAATACGCCCAGGTAGTTTACTTATAGCACACCCTGTTCATTCCCATCCTAATTGCGGAGAGCAAGTTGTATACATCACGGATAGCAATCCCAACAGTACTACTGGGTTAATACTCAACAATCTCAGTGGGTATGATCTTAAAGAAATAATGGCAGATAAAAACATTGACTGGTATGGCGACAACAGGTTATTCATTGGCGGCGACAATAACGAATCAGCAATGATTATGTTACATACTGACGAATGGTATAGTTCAAACACTATACAGATCAACGATCATTTATGTATGAGTTCAGATGACTTAATGATGGAAAAGCTAGAGATGGGAAATGTACCTGAATGGTATAGATTATTTTTAGGCTTTGAAGGATGGGACGCACTTGATTTAGAGCATCAGCTTCGATCACGTAAGCCAGAATGGCTACTGCTATCTAAACCCAGCCAAGCACTTATAGAACTAGCTGACAAGAGCTTGTGGCACAATGCTGTCGCAGAGTATAGCCAAGACGTATTCGATACTTATTTCTAAACGTATAAGTATTTGTATGATATACAAAATTATAGCAGTTTTAACCCTTATCCTTATAGCCCTACCAGCCAATGCAAAGCAAATGAAGTTCATCGGCGTACAAGATTGTGGACCCGTTAAACAAATAACACAAAATACAGTTGTGAACTGGGGCGAGAAACCCCTAATACGAGCACAAGGTGTACAGTTTGGTCCTGAAGGAACCAAATATGAAAGCGCCATGATGTATTTTGTTAACCAAGACACCGGAACTTGGAGTTTGATAGCATTATACCCAGACAGTGTTGCATGTGTAATTGCAGCAGGAACAAAGTTTACACCTTACTCACAATAATAGGATTATCCCTTGGGTCAAGTATTATTACTGAACGCAGATGCACAACCTGTAAGCTATTTGCCACTCAGCGCAATCGCGTGGAAAGAAGCGATTACATACCTATGGCTTGACAAAGTTCATGTGCTAGAATGGTATGACGATTGGATGGTGCGCAGTGAGAGTTGGGAGACTCGTGTGCCAGCAGTAATGATGCTCAAGACTATGCAGAAGCGCAAACACAAGCCACGTTTTTCTAAAGCTAATTTGTATGTGCGTGACTTGTATACTTGTCAGTATTGTAACACACCCTACACTAAAAGCAATCTAACACTTGACCATGTGATACCAATCAAACTAGGCGGTAAAACTAACTGGACAAACATTGTAGCAGCTTGTGGGCCATGTAATAATCGCAAAGGCAGTGAGACTCGTATGAAACCTATTAGGCAACCATACGCACCAGACTATTACGATCTAGTTAACAGGCGCAAGCAATTAGATATGTCAATGGCACATCCTAGTTGGAGTGCTTACCTTTAGTCATAACCTGGATAACTCCAAGCAATTAGATAAATAAAAGTGTAGTCCACAGTGCTAGAACACTTGACTACTTTATCGTCTTGGAGGACAACAACATGAATATTTATTACGTCTATCAATACCTACGTGAAGATCAGACACCTTACTATATTGGTAAGGGCAAAGCTAATCGCATTAACGAAGGACATAGACTACCGTTACCTATTACAGAACGTAGAGTTATGATTGCAGAGAATTTATCTGAGCAAGCAGCATTTGATTTAGAAATAGAGCTAATTGCAAAGTATGGCCGCAAGGACTTAGGCACAGGCATCCTGCGTAATCAAACAGATGGCGGCGATGGTACAAGCGGATCAATACGTACTGAAGAATTTAAGCAAGCACAGAGCAAGCGTATGAAGCAGTCTAATGCCAAGCGTAAGCAAGAGGGCTGGAAGTATCCTGACAGTGCTAGTCAAATACATCGAGAAAGACAGCTAGGTGTACCTAAGCCTAAAGAATGGGTAGACAATGTAGCAGCAGCATTAAACAATCGTACTGAAGAAGAGAAAGCTGACTGGAAGGCAAAGATAAGTGCAGCCAACAAAGGTAAGAAGCGTAGTGCCGCAGATAATTTAGCTAAGAGTTTAAGACTGAAGGGTGTAATACGTCCTAAGACAGAATGTTGTGGGAAGATGTATGATCCAGGTAACTTGTCTCGTCATAAAAAAGGGCAACTAAAACATAAGTGTCAGCTGCCCTAATTACTTTATAGTAAGCGTATTACTTTAACCAAGCAATCTTTTTGCCTAGTTTAACTCGTTTGGCATGTTCTTCATGTGATCCGGGGAAGCGCCAAGCCCATCCGGCCACAAGAATCATGAACAATCCGCTCCATAGTACAGCTTTAGGATTACCTGTAGTAAACCAAAGTACTGCTACACTTGACGTCATTGTTATCAACATAAAGTATTTGAATTTAGTTGGGAAGACTCGCTTCTCAGACCAGCCACGTAGGAACGGGCCAAATAGTTTATGATTCATTATGTAGTTGTGCATACGATCGCTTGATTTAGCAAAACAATATGCTGCACCTACTGCTGGTGTGCTCCATGGAAGTCCTGGAAGATAGATGCCGATAAATGCGACAACTAACAATAGACAGCCTAAGCTGAACCAAAATGCTTTTTTAATGTTCATTCATTACCTCTTTTAATGCTTTAATTAAATCTTCTATCATACCGTCTGTATGAAAGGGAGTAGGAGCAAAGCGTAATCTCTCAGTCCCTTCTGGAACCGTTGGAAAGTTTATTGCTTGTGCATATATTCCATGGTCATCTAACAGTGCATCGCTAATAGCTTTACACCTTTTAGCATCTCCGATAAGCAATGGTACAATGTGTGTTGTTGAACACGGCATCGGTTCTAGTCCTGCTTTGATCATACGATGTTTTAGTTTGCGAGCACGTTCTTGATGTGCTTCACGGAGTTGATTATTATCACGCAAGTATTTGATAGAAGCAAGCGCACCGGCTGCCATCACTGGACTTGAACTTGTCGTAAAAATAAAGCCTGAAGCAACAGAACGGATAGCGTCTATGACGTCTGCGCATCCTGCGATGTATCCGCCCTGCACTCCAAAAGCTTTTCCTAGGGTACCATTTACAATATCTACACGCTCTTGCAGGTTTAGTTTCTCGAGATAGCCTGCTCCTTGTTCTCCGTATAATCCTACGGCATGAACTTCGTCGATGTACGTCATTGCCCCATACTGGTCCGCTAGGTTGCAAATGTCGAGGGCAGGCGACACATCTCCATCCATGCTATACACGGACTCGAACACAATACACGGTGTTCCTGAGACATTCTTTAGCTTGTCCTCTAGGTCGATCATATCATTGTGCTTAAAAATAACCTTGTCAGCACCACTGTGTCTTATCCCCTGGATTATAGAGGCGTGATTATTCGAATCACTAACAAACACAATATCGGGAATGATTTGTTTTAGAGCGACCAAACTCCATTCATTTGCAACATATGCACTAGAGAAGAGGAGCGCACTTTCTTTGCTATGCAATAATGCAAGCTCGTGCTCTAATGCTACATGATAGTGTGAAGTGCCACCGATGTTTCGGGTGCCACCACTGCCAGCGCCAGTTTGATCCAATGCAGTGTGCATTGCATCTATGACTATTTTGTTCTGGCCCATTCCGAGGTAATCATTTGAGCACCAGTTTACAATCTCTTTGATTGCATACTTTCCGTACCAAATAGCTTTAGGAAACTTTCCGCGTTCTCTGAGTATATCATTGAATACACGGTACTTGCCTTCCTGTTTGAGCTTTTCAAGTGTTTGTTGGAATGGTTTTATATCTATCATAAGCATATTTAACTAAATATTGTATAGGAGAATACAAACATGGCGACAATCACTTGCAAAGGACTAACAGGCGTAGTATTTGACTTAACGGTTACGTTTGGTACAACAACAATGAACGGACTTACAGCCCTTGCTCAAGCAGTTGAAGGCGCACCTATTACAACAGCAATGTATGGTGAAATTTCATTGTATGATACTCCGAGTATTAATCAAACTAATGATGGTGCAAAGACATTAACAGCAGCAGGATTAGAAGAAGGTAGTGCAGTCCTGTGTACACCATTAAAGACTGGCAACAAAGAAGAACGTCAAGAGCAAAAGGGTGCTATTGCTAGTGCAAAGCGTAAAGGATTAGCAGCAGCCGATACTGATGCAGTTTATTACAGAGCAGCAAACACATTCAATAAAAACAGACTTCCTAACCCTTATGAAGTAAATGCATATAATGCAGACGATGATGAGAATACAGGTGCATTAGCAGTAAGTCGTCCCTGGACATAAGATTAAGCCCTAACACTGTTTCCAATGCTAGGGCTTGCTTGTTTCTCTAATGTATCACCGGACTATGTCCTGACGTTTTTTACTCTTTATTATTATTTTGGCTTGTTACCGTTAACAAATTCAATAAACTTGTTTGCAGCTTCTAATACTTCTTCAGTACCAGGTACTACTTTACGTAACAATGTTATTTATACACTTTAACGTGCATAAAACACCGTTTAGAGCTGAAAAAGGCAGGTTTTTACAATACATTTGCAAATACCCGTTATGCGTTTGCTGCATACCGTAATATTCGCTTGACAAATACTAAACATAGTTGTAGTATAAATAATCAGTAGACAACGTCGAGTCTACCTTTAACGTGAGCGATGTGGTAAAGACATCAAGATAGAAATAACTAATGACTCGACGTATAACAGTGTGATTAAAACTGACATACGCTATAATTTTTAACTTGACTTATATTACAATGGTGTTATAATTACAGTATGAGAATAGGAATTGCAGGATACGGGTTTGTTGGCCAAGCGCATCACAATGCTCTAAAAGACTATTTTGATATATTGATTAGTGATCCAGCACTAGGACACTTTGACGATTTGCGCCACGCTGATGCAATCATTATATGCGTAAGCACTCCAGACGACAATGGCAAGTGTGACATGAGTAATGTGTATGATATTATTAATAGCAACTTAGATGTTCCGTTTTTAATTAAAAGCACAATCAGCTTAGAAGGATGGGACGAACTAATGCTATCGCATCCCAACAGTAACATTACATTTAGTCCAGAGTTCCTACGTGCAGAGACGGCTCTAAAAGACTTCGCTAACACAAAAGAACTACTAATGGGCGGCAGCAGTTTATCATACTGGGCAGAGATATTCATTAAGGCAATGGGTAACATAACTGTTAGGCACTGCCCGCCAAGAGAACTAATACTTACAAAGTATTTCCGTAATGCATTCCTAGCAACTAAAGTTGCTTTCTTTAATCAAATACACGACTTATGCGAAGCTACTGGCACTGACTATGAACATGTTAGACGTAGTATTAGTGATGATCTTCGCATAGGCAACAGTCACACACGAGTAACACCCAACAGAGGCTATGGCGGACACTGCTTTCCTAAAGATGCCAAAGCTATTACCTACAGTGCAGGACTACACGATGTAGATCTTAGCATTCTCCAGGAAGCAATTAACTATAACAATAACATTCGAGAGGACATAGATTGAAAATGAAGATCATCGCCGGTAACGCTAATCCAGCATTAGCGCAAGAAATTGCGGACCATTCGTTTGCTCCGCTAGTACCGAGTTCCATTAAGACATTCGCCGATGGTGAAATAAATGTAGAGTTTCTAGACAACATCCGTGGAGAAGATGTGTTTATTATACAAAGTACATCAACTCCTGTTAATGATAGTTTAATGGAACTGTTAATTATGATTGATGCTGCAAGGCGCTCAAGTGCCAAACGTATTACAGCAGTTATTCCTTACTTTGGATATGCTAGACAGGATCGTAAGAGCGCCAGTAGGACCCCTATAACAGCAAAACTAGTTGCTAACTTGCTTACAACAGCAGGAGCAGATAGAGTGCTTACAATGGACTTACACGCTGGACAGATTCAAGGCTTTTTTGATATCCCAGTTGATGACTTAACAAGCCGTTTGGTATTTGCTAAAGATATTAAACGTAATGTCATTATTGAGGAAGGTACAGTATTTGTAAGCCCTGATGCTGGTGGTGTTGTTCGTGCTAGAAAGTTTGCAGACATGTTCCACGCAGACATTGCTATAGTAGACAAGATGCGACCATCAGCAGGCAAAAGCGAAGTTATGAACTTGATAGGCGATGTTAAAGGTAAACACGCTATTATGGTTGATGATATTATTGATAGCGGAGGCACACTATGCAATGCAGCTAAAGCAATTATGGATGCAGGCGCATTGTCAGTTCGTGCATATATTACACATGGTGTACTAAGTGGCGAAGCATGTGAGAAGGTTGAAAAAAGCCAGCTTACAGAACTAGTAATTGCAGACACAATAAAAGACCGCTGTCCTAAAAACTGCAAAAAGACACGACAGGTTAGTGTCGCGCCTTTGTTTGGTGAAGCAATTCGTCGTATAACTAACGAAGAGTCAGTTAGCAGTTTATTTGGATAACAGGAATGATAACTGATATGACAAATGGTAAATGGGCTATTATGGTTTGTTTGACTACCGATCAAGACGACTGGTTGTTCATTACAAAAGACAACGGTAAATGTAATATGTTTAATATAGAACCAATAGTATTTAATGATATTAACAAAGCATTAGATTATGCTAATATATTTTCTATTCCTGGAAAGGAACACAACGTAAAGGTAGTAAGTTATGACTATGCCGAATGAAAGAAGGAATGCTGTTAACTATACTAGACAATTTCTAGTTGACTTACTGGATCCTACGAAGACACCACGAGTACCGAGTGCTGTACGAAAAGAAGCATATCGTTGCCTAAAGCATTACCCAGGCGAATATCATATGGAAGAAGCTGAAAAGCAAGCACCTAAAATATTTGGAGAATGGGATGATTAGTTATAGCACAAACATGATGGGTCCTTGGCATACGAGTTGGTATACTGAAAGAGGACTTACTCACAAAGCAACTCACACAGTGACCTCTGACATCATCAAAGGATACTCTCCTGGTGACACAATAGAGTATGATGAAATAACCACACATTATGCTGGTGGTAGAATAGATATTCGTGGCGTTCCAGATGAACCATATGGTTTCGAATATGGTCTAGCGGTGATGCACGGTGAGGATTGGAACGCATTAAGTGAATGGTTAGATGATTTTGAGTCTAAAGAGCTTGTATCAAAAGACTCTCTCATAGAACAATTTGAAAATGATTATGGTAAAAAGATAAGGTGGTGGAAGAACTAATGAAAGTTAAAATAGGACCATACCCGACACATCGTTGGTATCACAACTTCCTGTATAAGTTGGGAATTAAAAACGAGCCTAAAGTGTCTGTTCATATAGATGACTTTGATACCTGGAGTATGGATCATACCCTTGCTCCTATTATCCTACCTATGCTTGTACAGTTACAAGAAACTAAACATGGTGCTCCAATGGTAGAGATGCTAGATGTACCAAAAGAACTTCGTGCTACTAAAAAACAACTAGCCGCATATGGTAAAACAGGCGATGTTGATCCTCATCACTTTGAACGTTGGGATTGGATCATGGGCGAAATGATTTGGGCGTTCGAACAAAAGTGTAAAGATGATTGGCAAGGTGACTATTACGAGTATAGAGAAATGGGACCAGAGGAATCTAAAGATCCTACCAGTCTATTTGGATTGAAACTTGTATGGGAAGATCGTGACGGTGCAAAAGCACACCAAGAACGCATGACAAACGGCTTCAAACTGTTTGGAAAGTACTACGAAAACCTTTGGGATTAATCTAAGTTTTTTAAGTGATGGATGTACTCAACTATTGAATGATCGCTAAAGTTATCAATCTTGCCTTGCTTGATGCCCATCCACATGCCACGCCATCTGTCTTTAAACATTTGCCAGCCTGTGGGTGTGCGTTTATTACCGTATGCATTAATGTAATGCTGAGTGCCACAATGTTTGTATCCCATTATAGCAAGAGGAACAGTAGTGACGATGTCATTATTGTTTCTCCATCTATGATGTACAACTCCTAAACTTTTTGCATATGCATGCCAGCCTACACGCGGACATCCGTATGTATACAGCTCAATAGGATCGTTAAGATCTTTGTTAAACTTTGCTCTTGAAGACATAATAGTTGCCATTCCAGCACCTAAGCTATGTCCACAAAACCAAAGTGTTTTCTTCATGTTAACAGGACGAGCAATGTCTTCAACTATCATTGGCCATAAGTCATCTACTTGTTGTTTGAATCCTCTGTGTACTCTGCTAATTGTTTCTGCTTTAACTGGAGTTGCTTTTAGGTCTGCCGCTATATCAGCAAATTCACTAGGTTGCGTACCTCGACATGCAATTACTAAGTCTATCTTGTTCATCAAGCGATATGCCTGAGCCCCTTCCTTGTCATAATATTCCACAGTTGTAAAGCCAAGTTGTTTTGCTTGACGTTTTACTTCTTTTATGTTACTATATGCTATGCTTGATAACTTAGCAAACAGTAAGGATCGTTCATTGAAACTCAAATCTTTAATTGACATTTAGTGTCCTCCCGGTATACTAATATTTATAAACAAAGTCTACTAAATACTGTATAGGAATTTTAAATCATGAAAAAACGTACCAGAAGTATACTTGATGAACTTAATAATGTCTACGGACGTAGAGATAACGACCATCTTATCGACGCGACAGCTAACAACATCATTGAAAGTGCCATTAACTTATTAAGTAGGATACATTCTACATATGATGTAGATACTGCTGGCGAACTAGAACGCAGACTTATTAACAGTATTAAATCAAACGACCCACGTAAATTTAAGCGTAGCATGAATAGAATAATAGAGAGTAAGAAAAATGATTCTTAAAGAAGGCGGCAACATATTTAAGACTGAGCAAGGTGCCATTACTCAGCGCATTGCAACTAAAGATGTACAGGCTTCGATTGACTTTATTGAAAAGATCACAGGCTTAACATATGACGAAGAAGATTGGTTAGGCACAACTGGCAAGAAAGAGAACGCAGACGGCAAGTTTGAAAATAACTCATCAGGTGATTTAGACTTAAACACAGACTCAAGCAAAATTAGCAAAGCGCAGCTAATTAAAAAACTTAGTGTATGGTTAAAGAGTCAAGGCGTTAATGACGCTGAGATTATGAATCTAGGTAAAGTAGATAACAAAAGAATAAACGGTGTTGCTGTTGCTAAAAATGACGGCTGGATCAAAGACGCAGGCGATCAAGTACACTTCCGCACACCTATTGCAGGCAGCGACAAGAATGGATTTGTTCAAACAGACTTTATGTTTACAGACGATCCAGTACATCAACGCAATGCAAAGCGTGGCGGTACAGATCAGTTTGGCGGTACAGACAGAGCTATCCTACTATCAGCTATTGCAAGAGGACGTGGAGTAAAGTTTAGTCCTAAGTTTGGCGTAGTTGATCCTAATGATGGCGACAAGATTATTAGTAACGATTGGAATAAAGGTATTCCAGAATTATTGTTAGGCAAAGGCGCTACAAATGCCGACACGCATACTGTAGAAACTATGCTTGCAAAGTTAAAGAACGATCCAAACTACGAACAGCTAATTGCTCCGTGGAAAGAAACAATGGAAAAGTCTGGCAAAGAAGTACCTGAGTCTAAAACACCAACTGGATACAAAACACTAGAAGACAAGCAACTTGCACGTATTAAAGAGCTAAGTGGCAACATGCTAAACAGTTCAGTAATGGTATCAGGAAGCTTTATAAGATGAGATACCAAGAGTTCCGAACAGTATTAACTGAAGCAGTATTAACTGAAGAGTTTAAAGGTCGCGAGTATAATCACCTAGAAGATCTTGTGTTTGTTAAAGGCTCAGCAGGAGCAGTAGAAGCAGCAGACATTCTAGACAAGCTAGGCACTGACAGCAGTGATGTTGCAATCAAGTGGGACGGCAATCCAACTATCTATTGGGGACGCGAGCCAGACGGCGAGTTTGTTCTAGTAGGTAAAAATGGTTGGGGACGCAACAAGTCAACAAGCGCAGATGATCTATCACGCTTTATACAAAATTCAGGCAAGGGTGTAGAAGAACAACCTTGGCGCAAGGACTTCGGCGAAGAAATGGCAGAAGTGTTTGAACTAATGAAATCAGCAACTCCTGGAAGCTTCCGAGGATATGTTTATGGCGACTTGCTATACAGTCCACGCAAGCCTTTTACAGCAACTAAAGGCGCAGTAGAATTTGAACCAAACTTGGTTAAGTACACAGTTGATACGAATGGCCAAATAGGTGGGCGCATAGCGAACTCAAAAGTTGGTGTAGTAGTTCACACAAAACTTGAAGAGTTTGGTTCAAAGTCTGCAACACCTATTAAAGATGTAAAAGAACTTAACAGCAATGATGTAGTAGTACTAGGGCAGACATATGTAACACATCAGCCTAAAGTTGACACATCAGAAGTTAAGAGTATCAGAGCTACAGCAGCAAAAACTGCCCAGTTAGTTGATGCATTTCTTGCTCCTGTTCAAGGACTAAGTGATATGAAGAACATCATTTATACATACGTTAACCATATGACACGCACACAGCAATTAAAGAATATTGAAAATGGTTTCTTTGACTGGCTAGGTGCATCAAAGGTAAGTACTAACAAGCAAGCAAAGATTGCAGATATGAACACAGCAAGTCCTAAGGCATTGCCTGCATTGTTTGGTCTTGTAAAACAGATCATGACTGTAAAGGATCATATTATTGATCAGTTAGATAATGCTCCTGCTGATGTAACAGCAACAACAAAAGGTGAGAAGGGTGGCGAAGGATACGTTGCTCTAGGATCAAAGACTAAACTAGTGCCGCGTCAGCGTTGGCAACCAAATTAAGGAATAGACAATGAAAATTAATGAAGTAACAGAAGTCCAGTATGATGGTTCGGATTATGCAAGGAAAGTTATTGCTCCTTTAGGACAAAAGATGAATCGACTAGGTCACGGCACTGGCGAACACGGTAGTCTTAAAGGTATGACTGACGACGAACTAAGACGCTTAGATGACCTTTTAAAAGTTGGCGATATATTAGCTGCTGTTGGAACATCATTTGGTCCACACGATCCAGGCAAGCCGCTACCAGGCATGCAGCCTAAAGACTCTCTTGCAAAAATGTTTGCAGAAGTTGCTAAGAAGGCTGGAGTTGAAGTTTCTAAAGTTAAAGAGCTTATTAAATTCACACAAGATGCAGAAGACGTTAAACCTAAAATGGCAGAGCCAGCTAAAGCTGACGAGCCAGAAGATGACGAGTTTGCAGCACCTGCTGATGATGATAGCGCAGCAGATAAAGCAGCAAGATTAGCAACACAGTAATGACTGACAAGTTTACGGCAGCACAATGGGCAGAGATAGATGGCGGACATGAAGTGCCGCCAGTACAAGAGGAATCATATTCTTTCTTAAGAGATCTGCAAGAGTCGCGCATGACCAAAGATAATGGCAATGCTAAGAAGTTGACTTACACTGACTGTGGTGAACGTATGTATCTAACACTGTTGGCTTTGGAAACAATGCGACAGTATCCAGACTTTAAAGCTTACGTGCAACGTTATGCAAAGAAGACAGCTGGCTTTGAGCAATACAAAATGTATCGCATTATGGGTACTGATCTCTACAACTTTACATATTTCCTTGTAGGAGACAGTGGCGCACAGGATAAGCTTAAAGATCCTGAGTCAGCAAAGCGTATGCGAGCTAGTACAAAGTTACCAACGTCTGCTATTAATAGATACATTAACGCAGTTGCACAAGGTAAAACTCCAGTGCAATTAAACAATATGTTTCAAGCAATTGAATCTGCACTTAAAGTTAGCAACAGTGACTACAAATCAATACGTAGAAACTTAATGAACTTTGCACGTTTGACCAAAGCAGAGAAGCGTTTAATATCCACACGCCTTATCTATGCTGTTCGTGCTAAACTACGCAGCTCAGACATCATTGAGGACTTTGAAAAGTTTGCAGCAATTAAGAACTTAGAAAAAGCAAGTGTAATAGATCCAGAACCAACTATATCAACGCCTGACCTAAGTACTACAGGCGCCGAACTAGCATTGTATAGATATCTAGTAGGAGACAGGAACTTAGCACTTACTAAGAAGTTCCTAGAGCAAGCCAAGGACGGTAAAGCAGCAAGTGCAAACATGGTTGCAGCCTACTTACCAGCTATTAAAATGATAGATGATATTGTAAAAGCGGGTCCAGGAGCAGTTCAACAGCTACGAGCAGTGCATAAGAGAGCTAAACGATCCTAACAACCGGTGCTTTTTTTAGTAAGATGATAAATAATATTATACAAGTAAGAAGAGAATCTTACTTTACCATTAGAACCCAGGAGAATATAAAATGGCATCAGTAACAACAAACGCAACAGCAAAAGCAGGTAACGGTTTAGGTCCACGTACTAGAATCATTAACGCAGCAAAAACTAACATGACTCAAGAAGAATTTGACGCATTAGTACTTTACGTGTCAGCAGGTGACGTAGCAGGAACTAACGATGCACATACTATCACAGGTATTAGTGTATTAACAGAATCAGGCGTGTTTACAGGCGGAACAACTGATGACGTGCAAATTGCAATTCAAGGCACAGGCGTACTAACAGCAGCAGCTGACTTTGGTATCGGCACCACTGGTATTACAACTACGCTAATTGCTGAGTTTATTGACTAAATTCTAACTACCTTAGAATCGTGATATACGGCCGCAAGGCAGGCGTCACACTAAACAGTCACTTTAACGAGTGACTGTTTTTTTATGACTTAAATACTATATGAGATTTATAATACATACATTAGTAGATATAACCGAGACCGGTAGTCGACGCGGCGAAGATCCTAAACAGTATCGACAGCAGCAAAACTTCCTTACTGTGATGCAAACAATTGGGTTAAGAGTTAATCCAGAATACATTGGATCGCCTACAATCATTAGCGAAGTACCTAGTAAATTAGGGTTAGGAACATCATTTAAAACTAAACAAAGCGTGTGGAAATACGCTTTTGATATGGAATTTAGAGACGCACTAGATGTTGAAACACTAGTAAATGACTTTGATTTAATACCAATCATTACAAAGTTAGATGAAACAGCAGAGTTTGATAATGCACATTTTCTTACCAAAGATACCGCTAAATGCAACATATTTTTTGAAATTGATGATAAATAACTTTGTAGCCTAAAAAACTACCAGGCATTTTAAATCACACATCAAGGCTAACTTAGAGTTTACTTACAGAATACAACCTACGATAAGACGGGTTTTGAGGATTTATAATGCCAAGTACTACCGAATTAGAAAGAAATAATCTAGAAGCACATGTTGACTTATGTGCAATACGCTACGAACAATTAGACGAGCGCCTTTCTAACGTAGAAACAAAGATAGACACATTACATACTGTAATTAGTACAGGTCAGCAATCAATGACCAAAGTTATTATTGGAGCAGCAGGCACAATAGTAACAGGACTATTATCAACCATCATTGTAATTTTATTACAGTAACCTTCCACTCACGATAAATAACTATATGTTATTACGTGAGTTTTTTATTGATCCAACAGAAGCAGACCTAGAAGAAGGTCAAACATGGGCACGTTCTGGAAAGAAGGTTGTTCGCAAGTATCGTTGTTCAAGTGGTCCCCGCAAAAATAGAGTTGTTGCTAAGATGGCACAGTGCTTTGCAGCGCCTGACATTAAAAAGCGTATGGCTTTTAAGAAGACTAAAGCTAGACTCGGCAGCAGGATGATACGCAAAGCTAAAAAGACTAAGCGCATTAATCCAGCAAGTAAAAGAGTACAAGCTCTTAACCGTAAGAGAAGATAGATGTTATTACGTGATCTATATAACGACATTATTGAAGAAGGTGTCACAACTATCTTTGGCAAGAGCGGAAACAAGACTGTTCGCAAGTATCGTTGCACAACTGGCACTCGTAAAGGACGTATTGTTGCAAAGCCTGCAACTTGTAATGCTCCTAAGAATATGAAAGCGTCTAACACACTTAAACAAACTAGACGCAAAAAAGGTTCAACTATAGGCATTAAGGCTAGTAGAACTAAAAGAACAAATCCAGCAAGTCAAAGATTAAAACGATTAAATACTGGGCGCAGGACAATAAGCAAGACTAAGCGTAGAGGAAGTAGAATATGAAAATCTTTGAATTAGGAATACCTGCAGACGCTCAAGGTACAGCGGCAGTTGGAGTTGCTCCAGTAAATGTTGCTGGCACACCTGCTGCTAAACCTGGACAACCTACGCAAAAACCTGGCGAAGAAATGGGACAACCTGATCCTAATAGTCCTGAAGCACAAAAAGCAAAGCAAGAGCAAAAGAAAGCAATTCAAGTACAAATTAAAGCTACACAAGATCAGCTGAAAACATTACAACAGCAGTTACAGTCAATTAAATGAAAATTAACGAGCTTATCATTAAAAACACTTATAAGACCAATGAGGAAAAACAACTCTTGGCAAGTATTGATGAGCCGCGTCCGCTTGGAGCATTTCCAGAGCGTGAACAAACCATTATCAACAATCTAATTCGTAAGAGTATAATAAGTAAAGTACAACACAATGGGACGATAATGGTGATACGGAATGATAACTGAAAAGCTTTTAAATGACCTTGAAGAAATTGTTAATAGAGGACTTGAAGATAGTGCTATCCCTCATCAACGAGGAAATAGTATTAGGATCAAGCATGTCATTATACGTAAGAGTCCTAAAGGCTACTTGATATATGACGCTAAAGAGAATAAACAAGTAGTAAGAACCTACTTTAAGACTACAGCAGTTGCTATTGCTAAGAATCTTGCACAAGGTAAAGACATTACTGAACAAGCAATGGAGTTTGACGGCACAATGTTAAAACATTACAATGATGCTATCTTTTATAAGCATGCAATACGTAATACAACAGATGATGCAAAGAAAGAGATAAGAGAAACTAGGTTAGATGTTGCTATACAGGAATCACGACGTGTGCGCAGCCTTTTAGACCGTTATATTTTTTGTTAGTGATAAATATAATATAGAACACAACACCTATCAACAGGAAGAGTAAAATGCAAATTAGAGAATTTTCAGCGCCGGTAACGGCTGCAAAACTAAACGAAAGCCTAGCTAAACGCTTTGGTTCAAAAATCAACATCGACGAGTTTACTACAGAGCAACTTCAAGACGCTCGTAACAAACTACGTACCCAAGTATTTAATGTAGAAACAACTGAAAGCTTTGATGCTGTCCAGCAAAAAGGACACACTAAGAACAAATTGTTCCTAGACGTACTTAACGCTGCACTCCATGAGCGTGACGATGTTGCTATCGCAATTGACGAAGCTATTGAGCAAGTTAATGAAGGCGAAGAAGACAAAGCAGAACTAGTAATGGCAGCTAAGGACATGGTTGATCGTGTTACTGGTTGGATGGAAGACACAGCAGAAATGCAAACTGAATCCATGCTAGAACTAGCTGATGCAATCCGGGACGAAATGGGCAGCGAATCAGCTGAAGCATTTACAGCAGTAGTTAAACCAGCACTAGAAGCAATGTATGGCGTAATGGAAACAACACGTATTGCACTAACAGGCGGCGTAGGCATGCTAACTGGCGAAGGTGAGCCAATGGATACTATGGGTGCTGAAGAGCCAGATATGGATATGGAACCAGTAGACGGCGACATAGAACCAGACATGAATATGGATGATGTTCCACAAGATGACGAATTTGGAGCAGCAGATGCAGCAGCAGGCGGCGAAGAGCTAGGCGGACGTGAGAAGCGTGAGTCAATCCAGCGCGAAGGACTCATTGCAGAAGCACAAGACATGACTAAAGCAAAGTTTGTTAAAAAGCATGGCAAAGAAGCAGCCAAGTTTTACGAGACTGTTAATTCAAAAAAAAAGTAAATGAAGGTGCAGTAGATGGCGGTGTCATCTACGCTTTATTACGTCAACAAAAAGCAGCCGGTGTGGCTGCTTTATCCATGAGTAAGCTAGACAAATACATGCGCAACCAAGGCAAAGGCAACTTTGACTTCGAAGGCTTTAAAGCAATGTATGATGCAGATCCTAAAATACAAGCTCTAGTAACTAACTTTGATCAAGATAAGATTGAGTTCAAACAAAGTGAAGTAGATGATATTGCTGGCGCAGTACCAGGTAATGATGGACCCAAAGCTGATCTTGGGAAAAAGATGGCTAGCAAGGCAGCAGCTGACATCGGCGACAAACTATAATATAACGGTTGACAAGGCTCCTATTTGGTGTTATAATATACACTAATAGGAGCTTTTTAATGACTGAAAGAACACAAGAAGATATAGTTAAACACATTACAGAAGTAATGGAACAATACGTAACGCCTTCGGTGGCGCAACACGGCGGCGAAGTTAACTTTGTTAGCTTTGAACAAGGTTGTGTAACTGTACAACTTAGCGGAGCATGTAGCGGATGTGCAGGCAGCACTATGACACTCAAGCATGGCATTGAACAAATGATGACAAACATGATTCCAGAGGTACAGTCTGTAGAAGGAATTGATGATCCATCCTTTAACGATCCTTATTACGCTTCGGATCCATTTGGCGATGCTGCATGGGATGCCGATTATGACCTACCAAAGGAGTCAGAAGATTGAGTTTAATTATAGACAAATACAAGTACGAAAAACTACAACGTGTTGAAGTAAACGGCAAGCGTCGATATGCAGCACCCGGTGGTCCACCTGTAGCTAGTGTAACAACTATTCTTAGTGGTACTAAGGATATGACACACTTACATGAATGGCGCAGGCGCGTAGGCGAAAAGAAAGCACAAGAGATTGTAACTGAAGCTGCTGGCGTAGGTACACGTATGCACAAGTATCTTGAAGACTATGTTGACAATGGTGTGTGGACAGAGAGTCCAGGCAGCAATCCTTATTCTAAAAAAGCATATCGCATGGCAGAAGTTATCCGTGACGAAGCAATGTGTCACGTAGATGAGATATGGGGTAGCGAAGTTCCGCTTTATGTTCCTGGTATCTTTGCAGGCACAACTGACCTAGTAGGACAGTACAAAGGTGAAGCTTGTATTATGGATCATAAGCAAACAAATAAGCCAAAGAAGCCCGAGTGGGTAGAAGACTACTATTTGCAAATGACAGCATATGCACTAGGACATAATGAAATACATGGCACTAACATACGTGAAGGTCATATCTTTATGTGTAGCCGAGGTGACGATCCAATTGAACTAGGTGGTGAGACTTATCAGCAGTTTGATCTATGGCCAGATGAGTTTGATGACTGGGCACAAGAGTGGTGGAAACGCTGCGAGCAGTACTACGAGAAATTTGGCTAAATATTATATAATGAAATAGGAGTTATAGTATGGCCGTAGTATCCATCAGTCGAATTCAAGTTCGCAGAGGACAAAAAAACGTAGGTAGTGGGTTGCCACAACTAGCCAGCGGAGAATTTGGTTGGGCAGTGGATTCACAAGAGTTATATATTGGTAACGGCAGTGTTGCAGAAGGATCACCGTTTGTAGGCAACACTAAACTACTCAGCGAAGCTGATAACTTATTTGAATTTGCGAATACATACCAATACAAAACTGGTACAAATGTTCAAACAGGTAGCACGGCTAATAATCCTGTTCTGCGTACACTGCAATCTAGATTAGATGACAGAGTGAGTGTTCGTTCTTTTGGCGTAGCAGGCGATGGCACAGATCAAACAGTAGCAATACAACGAGCAATTGATCAACTGTATTTAAATGCATCAAACAAAGGCACAACTCAAGCAAGAGTAGAACTTATATTTGAAGCTGGTGAGTATAATCTTACTAATAGCATATACTTACCGCCATATACTACTATTAGAGGCGCAGGCAAAGATAAGACTATTATTAATGGCATTTCGTATGTATTTAGAACAATAAACGATTCAAGTACTCCGGGCGTATACGCTAATGATTCAACTAGCACAACGTTAAATCAAGCAAGAAACATTAGCATATCAGGCTTAACAATTAATGCCACAACAGGTCCTGCATTAGTGTTAACTAGTTGTAAAGACAGTGTGTTTAAGGATTTATTAATAAAAGGTGCATATTCACTCGGTGGCACAATAGCCGGCGAAAGTGACGGCATACGATTAGATTCACTAAGCACTGCTGTTGGATCTAACAACAATATGTTTGACAATGTTATTGTAGAGAAATTTGTTACTGCTATTAAATCAGATGACGATATTAAAAACAACACATGGACAAATTGTACGTTCAATACTCTTTGGCAAGGACACGCATTTGGACTTAATTCAGCACTTAGTTCAGACGGTCCAGTAAAAACCGGACCGATTGATAATACAGTGTCTAACAGTAAGTTTAATGACATTTATACACACGCTATACATATTAAAAACGGTACTGATAATATTAGTAAAAATAATAGATTCTATACTGTTGGAAACAACGGAGGCAATGCAAGTTTAGCTGCCCATTCAATCATAAAATTTGAAAGTATAAAAAATAATAGTCACGGTGATTGGTTCCAACGTAGTGAAGAACTAGGATATACTGAAGAATATAAGAATGGCTCTGTATATGTTCCAGAAGTTGAAGGACCAAGTATTACAACATTCAACACAACACACAAACTTACAATCGGACAGTCAGGTGAATATTCAAAACTATTTAGACTGCCGGCAGATACTACTAAAGGCTACGAAATTGATTATGTTTATAAGAGTAGTGCAGTTATTGCTTCAAGATCAGGAACAATGACATTAATAGTTGATCCTGTAAATAATACATTTAACTTTTCAGATGATTTCAACTATACAGGTAATAATACCTTTGCTGAGAACTTAAAATTTAAAGCACAAAATTATGATGAAGATGGCAATTCTTCGGTTGACACAATAGCCATTATGATGTTAAACTTAACAAGTAGCGACAATGCTGTACTACACTATAACGTAAAAGCCAAATCATAACTAACATGTGAAATGAATGTTTGACAAAAAATATGAACAACGACTACTCATCTGGCGCGAGTTCAGAGACTCTTTAGAAACGGCAGATGATCCAATACAAGAAACAATTAATTTTTACGATCGAGCACCAGAATGTTTGATTGCTGCTGATCCGTTTACTCCAAGTAGTTGGCCAACAGCATGGGAATTAATAGAGGAAAATAATTATTGTTCCTTTGTTAAGATTCTTGCAATTTGTTACACCTTGCAGTTAACTGATGTGTTATCCCGAGCATCTTATGAGATACATATAACACGAGACTATAAAAACTCGGAGACATACTACTTGCTTTATGTCGACAACAAGGTGATAGGTTTCGATGCAGATACGTATGTGCAAAGGAATAAACTGCCTAAAACTTTGCGTTCTGAACTAACGCATGTGCTGCCAGCACAATAATAAATACCTAACTACTATAACAATTTAAAGGACAAAGCACATGATTCAAGTTACCAAACGTGACGGCGACAAAGAACTTCTAGACATTGAAAAACTACACAAGGTTGTATTTTATGCTTGTGAAAATATTACAGGAGTTAGCCCTAGCGAAGTAGAACTTAAAAGTCAAATACAGTTCTACAATGGAGTAACTAGTAAAGAAATCCAAGAAACGCTAATCAAAGCAGCAGCAGATCTTATCAGTGCAGAAACTCCTAACTATCAATATGTAGGCGGACGCCTTGTAAACTATGCACTACGCAAAGAAGTTTACGATGGGTTTGAACCTTGTCATATTAAAGAACTAGTTGACAGAAATACAGAAGCTGGATTTTATGATTCTGAACTCGTTACAAAGTATACAACTGACGAGTGGAATAGAATCAATACATTTATTAAGCACGAGCGCGACGAGAACTTAACTTATGTTGCAATGGAACAGCTTCGCGGCAAATACCTAGTACAAAATAGAGTAAGCGGCGAAATCTTTGAAACTCCACAAGTTTGCTACATTCTTATTGCAGCAAGTTTGTTTCAAGACTATCCAATAGAGACTCGGTTGCAATGGGTCAAGGAATATTACGATGCTATTAGTTTACACGACATTAGTTTACCTACTCCTGTTATGGCTGGTGTGCGTACCCCGCAGCGCCAGTTCAGTTCGTGCGTACTCATTGAAACTGATGACAGTCTTGACAGCATTAATGCTACTGCTGCCTCTGTTGTTAAGTACGTCTCACAAAAAGCAGGCATTGGTATCGGCGGAGGAAGCATACGTGCTATCGGCTCCCCCATACGTAAAGGCGATGCATATCACACAGGAATCATTCCTTTCTATAAGCATTTCCAATCAGCAGTAAAGTCATGCAGCCAAGGCGGTGTACGTGGCGGAGCAGCAACTATATACTACCCTGTATGGCACCTCGAAGTAGAAGACATGCTAGTGTTAAAGAACAACAAAGGGACCGAAGAGAACCGTGTACGACACATGGACTACGGTGTACAGTTTAACAAGTTGATGTATGAAAGACTAGTAACTGGTAGCGACATAACTTTGTTCTCGCCTGCAGACGTTCCTGGATTGTACGAAGCTTTCTTTGCAGATCAAGACAAGTTTAAAGAACTATACGAAACAGCAGAACGTAACACACGACTACGTAAGAAGTCAGTTAAAGCAAGTGAACTGTTCAGTAATTTTATGGAAGAGCGTAAGAATACAGGACGCATTTATTTACAAAACGTAGACAATGCAAACGATCATGGCAGCTTTATACCAGAAATTGCACCTATTAGAATGAGTAACTTGTGCGCAGAAATTACATTGCCAACTAAGCCACTTAAAGATCTAAACGACGGGGCACACAGGAGACGAGTGCGTATTCCTAAAGAAAAGTATCAAGAATACGTAGAATATAAAAAATCAGTAGGAAATATTTTAAGGCTTGACAAAGAAAGATTTGATGGCAAAAAAAGTACATAAGGATAAATAATACTATACAAAGGAGTATAGTATTATGAGTAAAACAGGATTTATTTATATGTGGGAATCAGCAACAGATAATAAAAAATATATAGGTTCTCATTATGGAACGTTTGACGATGGGTATATTTCGTCTAGCAATTACTTTAACGAAATATATGAAAATAATCCTAAAAATTTTACTAGAACGATATTACACTATAATTTAACTAGGGAAGAAGCAGTGTCTAAAGAACAAGATATACTATGCAATATTGACGCTGCAAATAATTTTAATTTTTATAATCTTCATAATTATTCAGGAAGAGGTTGGAGCCATCACGATAATCCAGAGCTAGCTAAAATATATTATGATAGGATATCTAAAGCAAAAAAAGGAAAACCTAGTCCTCACAAAGGAAAGCAGTTATGGGGCGATCATAACAGACATAAATTAAAAATTGACACGTGGGAAATCACTTTGCCTAACGGTGATGTTGTTGTTAGAGAAAATATGTTAGATTTTTGTAAGGAACATAATTTAAAACCTTCTGCAATGAGTGCAGTTGCAAGAGGTAAGCGTAGGCACTATAAAAATTATAAATGTAAAAAACTAACAAACAATCGTAATGTAGAGTACGAATATAACGATTGGAAAAGTAAAGGCAAACCTGGAAAAGCAATGTTCGGAAGTGATAATGCTTTTGCTAAATCAATAGTTGTTGATGACGTTAAATACGGATCAATGTCTGAAGCATCGCTAGCAACAGGATTGTCTATGTATAAATTAAGAAAATTAAAAGGATATGAAAATGGAAAATAAATGGCTGTACGAAATTGTAGACGATAACTTAGACGATGTTAATGATGACGATTATGTATATGTAGATGAAATGGTAGAAGACTATGACGGCGCTGCTATCTCGCTTTGTACACTAAGTGCAATCAACTGGGGTAACATTCGTACTCCGGCAGACTTTGAGCGTGTTTGTCGCTTGGCAGTACGTGGATTGGATGCACTGCTAAGTTATCAAAACTATCCAATTCTAGCAGCACAATTATCTACAGAGAAGCGCCGTCCTTTAGGCGTTGGCATTATTAACTTCGCATACTGGTTAGCAAAACATGATCTAACGTATCAGCACATTGATGCAGACGGGCTTGCACTTGTAGACGAGTGGGCAGAAGCATGGTCGTACTACTTAATTAAAGCAAGTGCCGACTTAGCAGTAGAATTTGGTGCGCCAAGTGGCAACATGGAAACAAAGTACGGACACGGTATTACACCTAACCAAACATACAAGAAAGACTTAGATGAGTTGGTTCCACATGTAGAGCGTATGGATTGGGATACACTTAGAGCACAGCTAAAGGACACAGGCATTCGTAACTCAACACTAATGGCCCTTATGCCAGCTGAATGCCAGAGTTTAGAAAATGAAATGAGACTAAAAGATGGAACAGTTGTAACACTTGCCGAAGTTATTCAAGATTATGGAAAAATTGATATTGACACAGTTCACGAAAGATTCATGATAGGCCAGAGATTTCCTTTCTTAAAACCTGTTGAACTAGAAAATAGTATAGCACACGAATGCTACTATAACGGTCCGCAGTCTGTTACAGAAATTGAATTCGAAGACGGATCGACATACAAATTTACAGAAAATCATAAACTTTTAGTCAATCGAGATGACAAAGAAGTATGGATAACAGTAGGTGAATTAACTGAAGATGACGATATTGTTAGCGTTAATGGATAAATAACTAGAGCATTAACGCTAAGGAAGTTATAATGAAAAAAGCCAATCCATATGACCCTGATTATGTAATGAAGAGAGATAGTTGTACTCGAGAAGAAGCTGAGACAACTATCTCTCTGGTGAAGGAAAAGAATGCATGGAACCGGGGCAAAAAAATAAACAAGGCCAATCCATATGACCCTGATTATGTAATGAAGAGAGATAGTTGTACTCGAGAAGAAGCTGAGACAACTATACTCGAATTTAAAAAATCTAAAGCAACATCAAAAGAAAATTTCATTAAAAAACACGGTGTAGACAAAGGAACTCAACTATACAACGAATGGAGAAATAAATCCTTACAAAAAGGATGGAAAACTGCTAAAGAAAATGGAAAATCACAAAGCCCTAGATGTAAAGAGTTCTATATAAGAAAAGGTCACAGCGAAGAAGAGTCAGAAATTAAAGCAAAAGAATTTCAATATGCTAATAGTCCGTTGCATATTCAGTATTATTTAGATAGAGGAAAATCTTTTGATTATGCAAAAAGAAAAATTAGAGAAATACACGATCAAAAAATAGGCATTGATTCTTATAGACAGTATTTAGAAAAGACAACGTCATTAAATAAAAACGAAATTGATATTAAGATAAGAGAAACTAGAGGTCATAACACACTAGATAATCTAGGAGAAACCGTTTTTAGAGAACGACAATCAAAGATTAGAAAAACATTAGAAGAAAATGGCATCTGGGTCCCGTATTGTGACTTATCTGATTATAAAAAGTATCACAAAGAAGTTTGGAAATATACTAATCAAAACGACCTGAGTCTATTAGCGAATTATGAAAAGAGGGGCCGAGCGGGAATCGACCACGCCTATCATCTAGATCATAAGTTTTCAATATCTCGAGGATTTATTGAAAGAATTGATCCTGCGTTATTAGGGAGCTTGCAAAATTTAGAATTTATTCCCTGGGAAGATAACGTATCAAAACAAGGAAAATGTTCAATTACAAAAGAGGAATTATTAAAATGAAAATTAAACGTATTACAAGAGACGCAGGAACAGAACACACTTGGGATGTTTCAACTGACAACGAAACTTATACCTTGTCAAATGGATGCATTAGTCATAACACTAGTGCGCAAATTGCAAATGCTACAAATGGCATTGAGCCTCCACGTAGTTTAATTAGTATCAAGCAGAGCAAGCATGGTGTACTAAAGCAAGTTGTGCCTGAGTACAAGCGTTTAAAGAATAAATATGACTTGCTATGGGATCAACAGTCTCCAGAAGGTTATTTGAAGATTATGGCTGTACTACAAAAGTACATTGATCAAGGAATTAGTGTTAACACTAGTTACAATCCAATTTACTTTGAAGATGAAAAGATACCAATGAGCACAATGTTGCAGCATCTTTTAATGTTCTACAAGCTAGGCGGAAAACAGCTTTATTATTTCCAAACAAACGATGGCCAAGGCGAAGTAGATGTTAACAAGATGATGGGAGAACTTGAAGTTGTTGAAGTAGATGAAGAGAATTGTGAATCTTGTCACATTTAATACTTGACATGTCCTCTGGGACATGTTATAGTTATACTATAGATATACACACACAAGGGTAAGAGATTAGATGAGCGTTTTTAACACTGAAAATAAAGCAGACCACACAAAAGTATTAGCATTCTTGGACCCAACGGGCGGTCCTACAATCCAGCGTTATGATACGCTGAAGTACAAAAGCTTTGATGGATTGACAGAAAAGCAACTGGGATTCTTTTGGGTCCCTCAAGAAGTAGACATCTATCAAGATGCAAAAGACTTTAAAGCTCTTAGTGACCATGAGCGTCACATCTTTACAAGTAACCTAAAGCGTCAAATTCTACTAGATAGTGTGCAAGGTCGTGCACCAGTAGAAGCATTTTCGCCTATTGTAAGTTTACCAGAGATTGAGAACTGGATCACAACGTGGACGTTCTCAGAAACAATCCACTCACGCTCATACACACATATTATTCGTAACGTATACAGCAACCCCAGTAAAATCTTTGATGAGATGCTAGACATTGCAGAGATTGCAGACTGTGCTGGAGACATTAGCAAGTACTACGATGACCTTATCGAAACTACACGCTGGTACAAGTTGCTAGGCGAAGGTACTCATACTGTTAATGGCAAGAAGATTAAAGTTGACATGTATGAACTAAAGAAATTGTTGTGGCTTACACTAATGAGTGTTAACATTCTTGAAGGTGTGCGGTTCTATGTAAGCTTTGCATGTAGCTGGGCGTTTGCAGAGATGAAGCAAATGGAAGGCAATGCTAAGATTATTAAACTTATTGCCCGTGACGAGAACTTGCACCTAGCAAGCACACAAATGTTGCTAAAGATTCTTAAGAAAGACGATCCAGACTATGTAAAGATTGCAGAAGAAACAGAAGAAGCATGTATTCAAATGTTTGTTGACGCAGTTGATCAGGAGAAGGCTTGGGCAGAATATTTGTTTAAAGATGGATCAATGATTGGACTTAACACAGAGTTGTTGAGTGGATACATTGAATGGATTTGCACACGTCGAATGACTAATGTAAATCTAAAAAGTCCGTACAATACAAAGACTAATCCTTTACCCTGGACACAGAAATGGATAAGTGGTAGCGAAGTACAAGTGGCACCTCAGCAAACACAAATAACGAGCTATATTTCAGGTGGTACGAAGCAAGATGTAAGTGAAGATACATTTAAAGGATTTAGTCTTTAAATGTGGACAACTCCTACTAACATTGATGATAGCATTCTAAGTTTTAGTAAAAGCTTAGACTGTAGCTGGGTAGGAGCAATACTAGTAGAGCCTGAAGCAGAGTACGATTATGACAACTGTCACAATAATGTATACACACATACTCAGTTAGAAGGCGGGTCTCCAGTTATAGGATGGTATATAATTGACGGAGGAGTTACGCTACAAGCTATACGACATACTGTATGGAATAATGGCGAAATGTTAGTTGATGTAACACCTTATAAGGATAATAGAGATTTTATTATCTTTGCAAGGAGTGCAATACAAAATACAGATTATAGTGTACCTAACTGGTATTCTCTGTCTCTTGCTAAATACAATACACAGGAGATTAATAATATGTTTTATGTATATCAGCTAGTTGATCCAAGAACAAATGAACCGTTTTATATTGGTAAAGGAACAGGAGGCAGAGCGTCAACGCATTTGCGCCCTACGCCTAATACTAGAAATAAGTATAAAGAAAATAAAATAGCTAGTATTCGTAAAGCAGGTTTAGAACCTGTTATAGAATATATTGCAGAAAATATCATCGATGAACAGTTAGCATATGATATGGAAGAAGTGTTAATAGAAAAGTACGGCCGCAAAGGATATAATAAGAACGGCACCTTAACAAATATATGCAAAGATGCTCGACCACCTAATCATAAAGGTAAATCGTATGAAGAAATATACGGTAATGAAAAGGCACAAGCGCAGCGTGAGTTAAGATCAAGATTACAAAAAGAAAGGGGCGGCTATGGCCCAAAGCAACACAGTGAAGAAACAAAGGAATTGTTTAAAAAACTTAATGCTGGTTCTGGAAACCCTATGTATGGAAAGACGCAGTCTGCACATACTAAAGCGTTAATTGGACAAAAAGCTAGCTTGCGAGTTGGCAAGTTAAATAAGAAAAGTTACTGTTACAAACTATCATCACCGGATAATGAAGAGCACATATTATACGGCAGTGAATTAGGCGACTATTGCAAGGAGCATAATTTAAGTCAAAGTACGTTAAAAATGCAAATACAAAAAAACTGGCCGATACCAAAAAAGGGAAAAACAAAAGGTTGGAAATTAGAGGTAATGAAAAATGATTAATACTCAAGAAACAGAAATTACATCATACGTCAGCGGCGGCACAAAGCAGGATGTCGGCGAAGATACTTTTAAAGGATTTAGTTTATGATAGAAATTTATGGCAAGCCTCAGTGTCCATTCTGTGATAGAGCAAAGGCTTTGTGCGAAGCAAGGAAGTTGCCATACAAGTACTTCCAACTTGGCACAGACTTTACCCGAGACGAGGTACTTGAAAAGTTTCCAGGAGCACGTACCTTCCCACAAATTACAGTACACGGAACAAAAATTGGTGGCTACGATAAGCTAGGCGCATACTTAGAAGAAACTAACTATAACGGAACAGGATACTCACTATGATCATTCAGAAGCCACTTAAAGTAGGCGAAATTGTCTCATTCAAATTAAACTCAGGCGAAGAATTAGTTGCCCGCATGGATGGCGAGACGCCATCACAGTATACACTTTTTAAGCCAATGGTGCTAATTATGCAACAGCAAGGTTTAGGTCTAGCACCTTTCATGTTTGGCGTATCGCCTGATGCAAAGTTTGAACTACAAGCACATGCAGTAAGTTGTATGGCTGCAACTGAAACTGAAATTGCAAAACAATATACAGCAAGTACTAGTAATATTCAAGTCGCGTAAATTCTAGGATAAATATACTAAAGAGGAATGTAAATGTCAATAGCAGGCGCAAATATATATGAAGATTCCGCAAGTTTAGGTAAAACTACGGTCAACCATACGGATAGTGACACTGACACTGATCCGGGTTCAGCGCCAGCGCCAGCTGATCATGTACACATTGATTTTGATATTGCTCACCAAGCATGTCTTGCTGAGATAGCAAGTTTGTTTGAAGATATACAAGTAGACTTGCGTATTATTACAGATAGAGGCGATGACAGAGCTAAAGGCATTTATCAACGCGAAGCAGATAACGTAGCAAACAATCCAGCTAATATTGCAAAAGCAGCAAGTGATTTTATTAACTTGCAGCAATCGGGTATACTCGACATAGTTAATGCTGAAGTTGGTAATCCAACGAACTTAGGCAACACAAGTGCAGCTAACTATAATGCAATTAGGAACAACACGTCGAATCCAGGAGGATTCACTGGCGGCACTGAAGTTAATGCTCAACGTGCAGGCTACGCTGGCGGCACCACTACAGCTATTACTGGCGCAGATGGCGAGACTTATTCTGAAAGCAGTGTCCCATTTGATCAAGTAGTACCAACAGCTGGATCTGCTGACGGCATTGTTACCTATAGAATAAGTGGTATTCGTAATCTTCCTATACAATCACAACTATGGAACATACTTGAAACAGCAGCAAGAGCAGCAGGTGTTAATGTTACAGTAATCACTGGAGGCCAAGTTCCTACTAGTGAAGGCGGCCTCAACGGCAAAAACAGAACTGGCTCTAATAGATTTGACAAAGGGTTTGCATCAGAAGTTAGACTAACAGACGGCGATAGTAATAGACTATACACAACTGATCCTGCACAACTTGCAATTATGATAAAGTTTGCTGAAGCATGCAGGGATGCCGGAGCAACTGCAATTGGTATGGGTAATGGATACCTAGGTGCTGGTGCCATACATATTGATATTGCATGGACAGGACAAAAATCTAATTACATTAGTAACATATTACCACTTAGATATTGGGGCGGCAAAAACGGAAAAACTCCTCCACAGTACTTACAAGATCTTATGACACCAAAGGATAACGTATAATGCCAGAATCTACTGATACAGATTATACACATTTAGACATGACTCCGGAATACAACCGGATTATCACAGCACTAACAGGTATACGTGATGACGTAAGATTGTTACAAAAATTACAATCTGATCCAGAGAGTGGTATTGCTACAAGTAATGTACTAAACGACTTTCAAAGGGCACTCCTTGCAGTTAGTATGAGTTCAGCTGTAGGTAATACAGCGGCAGCAGTTGCAGCAGCAGTTATTGCCGGAACACTACCAAATGGCGCAGCAGTTGCAGCAGCAAGTGGTGAAAGCAACGCAGACCTTACAGCAGAAAGAACAACAATAATTGCTGCACTAGGTGCTACAGAAGATCCAGCAGACTTAAAAGTATTAATACGAGTAGCAGGACAATACTATTGGGAAGCAAAGGGAACAGCAGGTCCAGACGATGGAATTCGAGGCTCTAATACAATAGTTACTCCGTTTGCCTTAGGCGAACAACTAGGCTTTGATAACGAATCAACTGGGCTTATTGTTGCAGGTGCACCTCCAGGACCACCTGATGGCATACCAAACGCATCCGCGCCAAAGAAGAGATGGCCGTTTGCAAGACCTGAAGGACAAACAGCATCAACACTTGCTAATCCTAATGCAGACTTAATTGATCCGGCGACAGGATTAATAGTAGCGCAATCATCTACAGCACAAGACACAAATAATGCATCTGGCAGCACAGCGCCGCCGGCAACAGATTATAGTGCAGGAGCAAGCTAATGCCAGCAGTAACGCACAGTAACACACCCTTTGCCGCAAATGTATTTGTAAATGGCGGTCCGACACTAGGCGGAGCAATAGCTGATGCATTAGGTCTTGAAGACACTATCGGAATAGATGATGATCAAGCAAGAGCAATTATTAGTGGCAGAGCAGTAGAATTGGATGCTGGAAACGACCCAGATACAATGGAAGCACTAGAACAATTTGGAGGAGGATCTCCAAATGGCACGAATCCAATTACTGGAAGAGAAGGTGCAGAAGCAGCCCCTGGCAGTGATCAGGGCACAGGCGCAGATGGATCAGATAGTGACGAATTTCCCCGCAATGAATCAGAATGGATTAATACACTAAAACATGTTAATAACCGAGTACTCCCTGAAGTTTGGGATAAAGCAGTTATATTTGCACAGAGCATGGGAAAACCAATTACAATTACTAGTGCTTATCGTACACCAGAGTACAATGTAAAAGTTGGCGGCGCCAAAAAGAGCATGCATACAGAGCGCAAAGCAATGGATGTACTATGGGGAACATCTAGTCAACAAGGTCGTGTAGATATGATACAACGTGCAGTTGATGCAGGATTTACTGGTATCGGGTGCTACGAGGACTTTATCCATGTTGATATTGGGCCTAAGCGTCAATGGGGACCTAGTGGCAGCAGAACGGGCCAATATGCTATATATAAGCCCATATTATCATCTAATGGGTTTACTGTATAAATCACTTGACAACACACTCTATCTATGTTATAGTATATACATAATGTAAAAGAGGCTCACATGAAAAAATACAACGATAAAGTAATACTTACAGACGCTGATGGTTGCCTACTTAACTGGGAGTATGCATTCTGCTGTTATTTAGAACAGTGTGGATACACACAGATTGAGAACGGCAACTGGGAATACGACATTGCTAAACGCTTTGGTATTTCACGCAACGAAGCAATTAAACACGTAAAGGTATTTAATGAAAGTGCAGCAATGGGATTTCTCCCAGCACTACGTGACGCTATGTATTACGTTAAACGATTACACGAAGAACACGGATATGTATTCCGTTGCATTACGTCTATGTCTTTAGACCCTAATGCATATAAGCTTCGTAAAATGAATTTGGAGAAGCTGTTCGGCGAATCAGCTTTTGAAGAATTAGTTTGTTTAGATACTGGTGCAAATAAAGATGATGCGCTTGAACTGTATCGTGATTCCGGATTGTACTGGATCGAAGACAAGCTATCTAATGCAGTACTTGGTTTAGACTTAGGTTTAAATGCAATACTGGTAGAGCATGGATTTAACATGCACGACGAACTTCCAGAAGGCATGACTAAATGTGTTAACTGGAAAGAAATATACAATCATATTACAGGAGAAACAATATGAGTGAACAATCACAACACGAACAAATTGTTGCAGCATTTGAAAATTACTTAGTCGAACATGCGGCTTGGGAAGATAAGAATGTTAAAGCAGCAGCAACCCGCGCCCGTGGCGCACTAGGTGACTTAGGCAAGTTAACAAAGTCAAGACGTGCAGAGATCCAAGACCGCAAGAACGCATTGTAGTGAGTAATCGTATGTGGGAATATTGGTGTAAAGCCATTGGACAAAAAGCATACGATGATAACAACAGAGCAGATGCAGTAGCACTCATTCGAACAGTTTGGGTGCTACTGCACGTTGTAACTTGCTCAATGATTATCATTGGTAATGGTAGACTATTAAATTTTTGGTAAGGAAGATCAATTGAACCCGACACCTAGAGAAACTGACAAAGAGTCAGAAAGATTAATTAAAGAGTTTTTAGCTAAAGGCGGCGAGATAGAAGTTTGCAAGCCTTTTGCAAGGACCGAAGACCTCGAAGTTAAAGGCGGCTTCTACGGTCGCAAGCCTAAGAAGAAAGAAGAAGAATGAAGTGTGTGCAGGGCGACTTTGCCCGCATCATACATTCAGTGAATCCGAGTAACATTGGACGAGCTGTAAAGGTAGTCGAGTACATTGGTAAGTTTGAAGCTGGCGAACAGTTTGAAGCACATAGCATGACTTGCACTTGTATGATACATGATCATTATTGGTGGATACAAGGCGAAGACATAGATATACAATTGGGACCATCACCTAAAGCATACATTGCTGATACATGGCTAGAACCAATTCGTCCTGAAGCTAAGAAGACAAAGACAAAAGCATCAAAAGAACTTGACATGTTTAGTTAAACGTGTTATAAATAGTATGTAACGTTGAAACTTTAGCAACGACGGAGTAGACCCGGGGGCGGCACCCGGCACCTCCACCAAGTATACATTTACTGAGTGTATAGTTGATGGGGGTGAAGCAGGTATCGATACACGTAAGAGAGGAAGTGGAGTTACCCGGATGTAAGCACGGTTATCGCGAACGAAAACTATAAACGCAAATGAAAATTTCGCATTAGCAGCCTAAGGGCTTCTACGAAGTAGTTATACTTTGTTACCAAAAATAGCAGGAAGAGTGTTACAGCAATGTAGCACTCTTTTTTTATGACTAAAATTAACTAAATATTAGCAGTTAATAGGAGAACATATATGAGTGACAACATAGTACAATTTCCGCAAAAAACTGAAGAAGCAAAGCAAGCTGACAAACTAGAACGACAGTTCGAAGAGATTGAAACACAAAGTGATTTGATTGAACAGCAGCGTCAGCGAATTGAAGATTTGCTGTCTGGCAAAGAAAAATAGGAGCAAACATGGCAAATAAATTAAGTGAAGAATCTGAGTTTACAATACCGTTAAAAAATCTTGTTAGTCTTGCAATAACTGTTGGAGTTGCAGTATGGGTATACTTTGGCCTTGTTGAAAGAATAGCAATGATAGAGTATACATCAGCAATGCATGAAGTCTCTATTGAAAACAACTATACTTGGACTAAGGAGTGGACACTTCCACCAGCAGTTGCTATTGCAGTAGAAAGAGTTCGCATATTAGAACTTAAAGTAAAAGAATTAGAAACTAAGATGGAGTTAAGTAATGCAACAAAATGAATATGACGTAGTAGTCGTTAAAATAGTTGACGGAGACACTGTAGACGTTGACATTGACTTAGGGTTCGGAGTAACACTTAGAGATGAGCGAGTGCGCATCATGGGCATTGATACTCCAGAGTCACGCACAAGAGACAAAGTAGAAGACTTGTTTGGCGAAGCAGCTAAAGCACGATTGAAAGTGCTTATGAAGGACGGTGGTAAACTTATTACTACTGAAGATCGCAAGGGCGAAGATATGAAAGGCAAGTTCGGTCGTATCCTAGGAGACTTCCGAATTGGAGATGGACGTAAAGTAACAGACATCCTTATTGAAGAAGGACATGCAGTTGCATATTTCGGCGGCAATAAAGAAGAAGTTCAAGCAAAGCATTTAGTAAACAGAACTAAACTTTTGCGTGAAGAAATAATAGCACAGTCGGACTATGATGCTGCTGTTGCTAAAATGAATAAGTAACATATCACTAACCACAGGAGATTAATTATGAACGAAGATCAAAATAACACAGATGCTACTGAAGAGGACAAAGGTCCTGAAGTTGGCGTAAGCAATGGATTTACTGCTGGGTCAGATATTAACGACCCACAAGCAAGTGTAGGTGTAGAAGTAGGTGCAAGTGCAGAAACAAATGTAGGCGGCGTTGACTTAGAAGCACATGCCGGCGCAGAAGCACATGCAAGTGCGGGCACAGAAGTAACTGACACAACCGCCGCAGCTATGGCAGAAGCAGGAGTGAGTGCAGAAGCAGGCGCAAGTGCTACCTACGGAGATACAACTGTAGAAGCAGGCGCAAGTGCAGAAGCACATGCAGAAGCTGGCGCACAAGCAGGAGTAAGTGGTGGCAATGCATATGTACAAGCAGGCGCAGAAGTTGGTGCAAGTACAGAAGCACACGCAGGCGTAAGCCAGCAAGTAGGTGATGTTGAAATCAAGAACGAAAGTGGAGTACACGCAGAAGCAGGTGCTGATATAGGCGCAGATGCACAAATTGGCAAAGACGGCGTTGCAGGACATGCAGGCGCACACGCCGGAGCAAGTGTTGGAGCAGATACTACTACAAGTGCATATGATAGTTCCGGCAATGGCGGAGCAGCAACAGCAGGTGTAAGTATTGGTTTACAAGCAGGCGCAGATATCGGCGGCGGAGCAACTATGGATGACGGTGTTGCTACTGTTGGTATAAGTGGCGAAGTTGAATTACTAGCCGGCGTTGATGTTGACCTTAGTGTTAGTGTTGATACAAAGCCAGCACAAGAAGCAGCAGAAGCAGCAGCTAATGCCGCAGCCAAAGCAGCCGCAGAAGCAGAACATGCCGCAGCCGAAGCAGCAGCTCAAGTTGCAGCAGAGACACAACGTCAAGCTGAAGCAGCAGCCAAAGCAGCACAAGATGCAGCAGATGCAGCAGCTCGTGAAGTACAACGTCAAGCAGATGCAGCCGCAGCAGAAGCCGCTAGAATAGCAGCAGAAACACAGCGTCATGCAGAAGAAGCAGCTCGAGCGGCAGCCGAAGCAGCAGCTCAAGTTGCAGCAGAAACACAACGTCAAGCAGAAGCTGCGGCCAGAGCAGCACAAGATGCAGCAAATGCAGCCGCTAAAGCAACAGCAGATGCAGCAAATGCAGCCGCTAATGCAGCTAAAAAAGCAGCTAAGAAGTTAAAATTCTGGTAAAATAAAAGGTTGACAATCCACTGAACTCCTGCTATACTAGTTAAGTAATAACAATTAGAGCAGGAGTTTTTTATGACTATGTCGATGTGCGGTCCAGGTCTAACAACAACATCATATAAGAAGCGTAAGCAAACTAAGCGTACTAAGAATCAACAAGCAACATTTGAACAACAACATCGTGAATACAATAAAAGCATGAAGCGTATACACGCACATGATCAAATGATGTCTTTGGTAGATTATGACTTGTATGTACGCGGTCTTTACAAGCCCACAGCAAAGAAATTTAAAGAACTAGTACCATCAAATGTATTCCAGCGTCCGCAGGGTAAGCAATATCCTAGCGCAGGTAACGGTATTGGTAATTGTACTAAGAAAGAATCGCCAACTTATTCAGGCGAACGTAAATTGCTTGGGATCGCCACGATGCACAAAAGTAATATGGTACCTATTTTTGAAGATAATAAGCACGAAGCAATTGAGATTGCGAGGATGAGACGATGAAAACACAAGATGACATTGATGCATTTAACAAACGAAACAACGTGCAAGACGACATAGACTTTATTGAATCTCATCCACTAATAAGCAGAGTAGAAGTTATTGGTAACGGCAGAGAGTTTGTAAAGCATGGTGTCAACGGTATTGACATTAGCTTCCAAGACGACGGTAAAACATTAAAAATATTTTTAGGAGACTGAATAATGAAACTATTAATACTAGCTATTTCTCTAATTGCAGTAATGGGCTCAGCAAACGCATCACAAGCTAAAGGGTTGTTTACAGCAGAAGACAAACCTGAGATGTGGTGTCTAGCACTAAACATTTATTACGAATCGCGCTCAAGCAATCGAGCAGATCGTATGGCTGTTGCTGATGTTGTAATGAATCGAGTCAAGCACACTTACTACCCAGACACAATTTGCGGAGTAGTACAACAAGGCAAGAAGCATGCAAGTGGCGCAATGATACGCAACATGTGTCAGTTCAGCTGGTACTGTGATGGAAAGTCAGATTGGCCTACTAACATGGATGCATGGGTAGAAGCACAGCAGATTGCCTACAATATGATGATACACTATGATGCTCGCGGCATTACAGAAGGTGCTACCCATTATCATGCAACATACGTGGAACCTGAATGGGCAAGAGACTTTGCACTAGTTGGACGCATTGGAGAGCATATTTTTTTATCGCTGGGAGTAAGGTTAGCACTTAATTTACTAGGTAAAACAGGTTAAATATAAGATGATATTCGGAATACTAACATTAATTACTGCATTAGCAATCAGTGCAGTAGCAATATACTATTCTGTCGCGGGATTGGTTGCAATCTTTGCAGCGGCAGCAATACCTATTTTAATTATGGGCACCACACTTGAGATAGCTAAACTAGTTACAGCAGTTTGGTTACACAAGTACTGGGACAGAGCAGCTTGGTGGCTTAAAACTTATCTAAGCATATCAGTTGTTGTGCTTATGTTTATTACAAGTATGGGCATCTTTGGCTTCCTAAGTAAAGCACACATTGAACAAACAAGTGCAAGTGAAGAAAGTATTGCTCGCGTAGAAACAATACAAAAGGAACTTGACAGGCAAGACGTACTTGTTGCTCGAGCAGAAGATCGTATTGAGCAGTTGGAAGATACTGACAGTGGAGTTGATGCAGGCATACAGCAACAAATTGACACAGAACAAACACGTATTGATAGTGCATACACACGTATCCAACCTGCCATTGCAGAACAGAATGTAATTATTGCAAACGTTACAGCATTGTTCCAAAGTGAATTAGATAAGATCGACGCAGAGTTGGACAAGCTACAATCGTATATTGATGCAGGAGATATTCCTAAAGCACAAGGTATGATTGGTGCTAAAGCAGATGGCGCATACGGACCAAAGACAGCACAAGCGTTTACTGACTTTCAAGATGCTAAGAAAGTAGAGCGAGGCGAATGGATACAAAAGCTACAAGATGCAGCACAGTCTCCAACAGTAATAGCAGCTCGCGCAGAGATCACACGTTTACGCAGTGGAGTAGAACAGCAGATTGCTAACAGTAACACACTAATAAACCGCTTACGCACACAACTAGGTAACACTACAACAGCAGACACCGTACAGGGCGACATTGACGCACAGCAAGCACGTATTGCAACGGCAGCAACAGTTATAGATGGACTGACTGAAGAAAAGATACAGCTAGAAGCAGAGTATCGTAAGCTTGAAGCTGAAGTAGGTCCAATTAAATATATTGCTGAATTTGTGTATGGCGAAGCAGCCGATAAAAATATGCTTGAAGAAGCAGTGAAGTGGGTCATTATTGTTATCATCTTTGTGTTTGATCCACTAGCAGTACTACTATTATTAGCCGCACAATATACCTTTGAGTTCCGCAGAAAAGAACTCGAAGATGAAACCGGTGAGCGTCTTCGGCTCGAACAAGCTGAATTCGAAAGAGCAAGAGCACAAGCAATAGTTGACAACGTTCCTCCTGATATTGCTACTCCTACGCCGCCTGCGGAAGAAGAGAAAGAACAAGTAAATGAACAGTCTGATACAATTGATGATGGGCAACTCCCCGGCACCGGTGATACTACCGAAGGAACCGGAGAAGATAATAAAGGCGAAGCAGCCTGGTTTGATCGAGGAGAAGTTGAAGAGCCTAATGGGAACGATGCCGCTAGAGCCTACACTATCGGAAGAGACGATGCCGGAAGAGTGGAATCAACAGAACAAGACTACGGAATAGATAACTTAGAGAACTGGAACGAGTGGGTCGAAAAAGCAAACGCAGAAGCTGAGGCCAATCCAGAAGTGTTTGCTGATGATTTCGGAGACATTGCAACGCTAGAGAAACAAGTCTTAGCGACACCCGTAATAAATTTAAATGCTGACATGCTACCTCCTAAGGACATCCCTGATACTGCAAACAGAATGTTTTATCCAGAAGAACTTGAAGAGACCAAAAAAAAACTAGCTTCAGAGTTACCGGAAGAATCAAACCCAAACAGTAGATACTATGAAGATAGAGAACAAGATGACGAATGGGTAACTGCTCGTGCAGACTGGGAAGCAAGTAATCCAAAGGAAGAAAGAGAAGCGTGGAAGGATGCATTTTCAAAAGGTGAAATAGATTCACTTCCGTGGGAAACACTAGTACAACCTGATAACTATAATAGCAATAGCGAAGGTTATCAACAAAATGCAGAGCAAAGCGAAAGTACACTTTTTAACAAACTATCTAAAAAATAGGTTCTTAATTGAAAAAAATTAACATTGTTACATCCCCGGATGTGTTATTCAATGACAGTCTTCAACTGTTGTTAGTATATCCCAGTAAACCCCTACAAGATGAACTCCAAGATAAATTCTTGGCACAGTCTGATGACGATGTTAATGTCTATGTATACGACAAACCTGTCCATGACAAAGATGAAGTAACATGGCTGTTAAGTGTGTTCAAACAATGCGATGTAGCTATAATTGATATAGATAATACATCGCCTTGGTGCAGAGACCTTGCAAGCTATATGATTGCAAAAAACAAAACTTACTGGTTGACAAACAGCCAGGATTCAGTGTATAATAGTTTAAGTAGTAATAAAATATACAACTTAGATTTTTTGTCTAAAATAGGAGACAACTTTGAGACACAATGATAAATTTGAAAAACGCGGTTTAAGCGTTGAAGTACGAAACAATGACATTAACTTTGCACTACGCAAGTTTAAAAAGAAGATCGCAGAAGACGGCATTTTACAGGAACTACGTAATCGTGAGTTTTATGAAAAGCCAACTACTAAACGAGCTAAAGCCAAAAAAGCAGGCAGAGCACGTTGGCTCAAGAAACTTGCAACAATGAACGAAGCTACACCAACAAGTTCTAAAAACCGTCTATATTAAAAAGGTAATACAAAATGCGCCTCGAAGAAGATATTAAGTTAGACTACAAAGATGTTCTTATACGTCCAAAGAGATCAACACTTAAATCACGTATGCAAGTAGTTTTAAATAGAAGTTTTACATTTAGGAACTACGTTCCAGACTTTCCTGAAAATATAGATGATGTACACTGTACTGGCATTCCTATTATGGCAAGTAATATGGATGGTGTTGGTACGTTTGAAATGGCAGATACACTTGCTAAAAAAAGCATCTTTACTTGTCTAGTTAAAACATATTCAGCAGATGAACTTATAGAGTTCTTTAATACTGACGACTATCTACGTACTAATCATGTTGCAATGAGCATTGGCACTAGTGATGACGATTGGTGCAAATTACAAAGTGTAATTGCATTAGCAGATGGTAACTTAAAATACGTATGTATGGACATTGCAAATGGTTATTCAGAACACTTTGCACAACACGTTAAGAAGGTGCGCGATGCATTTCCACACATTGTAATCATTGCTGGTAATGTAGTTACTGGAGAGATGACAGAGGAGTTAATCTTAAATGGAGCTGATATTATTAAAGTTGGGATTGGGCCTGGCAGCGTGTGTACTACTCGTATACAAACTGGTGTGGGATATCCGCAGCTTAGTGCGGTCATCGAGTGCGCTGACGCCGCTCATGGTTTGGGTGGACATATTATTGCTGATGGCGGCTGTACTTGCCCTGGTGACGTGGCTAAAGCCTTTGCTGGCGGTGCCGACTTTGTAATGCTTGGCGGTATGCTTGCCGGACACGATGAAGGTGGCGGCGAAATTATTACTAGAAGTTATCTGTCAAACGAACTTAATAATCAAACTGGCGAGCAGTACGTAGAAACAAAAGATTTTATACAGTTCTACGGTATGAGTAGTGATGCAGCAAACACGAAACACTTTGGAGGATTGAAAGATTATCGATCTTCTGAAGGCAGGGAAGTTCTAATACCATACAGGGGCTCTGTTGGTGTAACCATACAAGATTTACTCGGTGGTATTAGATCTACCTGCACTTATGCAGGCGCTATGAAGCTCAAGCAACTTAGCAAATGCACAACTTTTGTTCGTTGTACTCAGCAATTCAATGCTGTGTATGCTAACAATAATAAATAAATCGAGCGTCGAAAGAGCTCAAACTAAATCTTGCTTTAAAGGAGAAATAAAGATGATAGTAAATCCAATTCGAGATCGTATTCTCGTACAACCGGCAGCAGCAGAAACTAAAACTGCAGGCGGCCTTTTTATTCCAGACACTGCAACAGAAGGTCCAGTTCGCGGCACAGTTATTAAAACTGGTGGCGGCAGAGTTTCCGAAGATGGTACAGTAGTAGCCTTAGTAATATCTGTAGGCGACGAAATAATGTATCTACAAGGAGCGGGTCAGCCCGTTAAAGTTGATAATGAAGATCACATTATCTTAACAGAAGATCACATTTTAGCAATTGTAGAATAAGGAGAAAACAATGACAGCAAAAAACGTAACATTCGGCGCAGATAGTCGCGCAGCATTAGTAACTGGTGTAAACATACTGGCAGATGCTGTGAAAGTAACACTAGGTCCAAAAGGACGAAACGTAATAATTCAAAAAGCCTATGGCGGTCCTGTAATTACCAAGGATGGTGTTAGTGTAGCAAAAGAAATTGAACTTGAAGATGCTCTAGAAAACATGGGCGCACAGATGGTTAAAGGTGTAGCAAGTCGCACAGCAGATGATGCTGGTGATGGAACTACAACAGCAACAGTACTAGCACAAGCAATAGTTTCTGCTGGTATGAAATATGTAACAGCTGGTATGAATCCAATGGATCTCAAGCGTGGCATTGATAAAACAGTAGCAGCTATTGTTGCAAAAATTGATGAGCATGCAATTCCGTGTACAACACAAAAGGACATTGCACAAGTAGGTTCTATCTCTGCTAACGGCGATACTACTATAGGCAGCATCATTGCAGAAGCAATGGAGCGTGTTGGTAAGAACGGTGTTATCACAGTTGAGTCAGGCAATGGCTTACAAGATGAACTTGAAGTAGTAGAAGGTATGCAGTTTGACCGCGGTTACTTGTCTCCTTACTTTATTAACAATGCAGACAGTCAAGTAGTAGAGCTAGAAGAACCGTACATTCTAATAGTAGACAAAAAGATAGCTAACATTCGTGACTTAGTTCCTGTACTTGAAGCAGTTTCAGGCGCTGGCAAATCAATTCTACTTATCGCAGAAGACATTGAAGGCGAAGCACTAGCAACATTAGTTGTTAATAATGCACGTGGTACTATTAAAGCGTGTGCAGTTAAAGCACCTGGCTTTGGTGATCGACGCAAAGAGATGTTGAATGACATTGCTATATTAACTGGCGCAACTGTTATTAGTGATGACACCGGCCTTACACTTGAAAAAGTAACAGCAGAACATTTAGGTAGTGCTGCTCGAGTTGAAGTATCTAAAGATAATACTATTATTGTTGATGGAGCTGGTGAGAAAGACGCAATTGCAGAACGTATTAGTGCTATTCAAACACAAGTTGACACAGCAGAATCACAGTATGATCGAGAAAAGCTTGAAGAGCGTCTTGCTAAACTTGATGGCGGTGTCGCTGTTATTAAAATCGGTGCTGCTACAGAAGTAGAAATGAAAGAGAAGAAGGATCGTGTTGACGATGCTTTACATGCTACTCGTGCTGCTGTTGAAGAAGGCGTAGTTGCCGGAGGCGGTGTTGCATTAATACGTGCAAATAAAGAAGCTGACATTCCTGAATTTTCAAATGACGATCAACGTGCAGGCGCAGAAATTGTTAGAACAGCAGTGCATGCACCAATTCGTCAGATTATTTTAAATGCTGGCGTCAGCGCAGACGTTGTAATTAATGGAATCTTATGGGGCGACAACTCTACTGACAACTATGGTTATAATGCTGCTACAGGTGAATACGGCGATATGATTGAACTAGGCATTATTGATCCAGCTAAAGTTACTAAGACAGCGTTAATAAATGCTGCTAGTATAGCAGGACTATTATTAACTTCGGAATGTGCTATTACTGATATTCCATCAAATGACAATGCAGCAGTAAATCCAGGCATGGGAATGATGTAACTGTTTGATGATAAATAATTGTGTGATGCCGTGAGGGTCACACAATTATATCTTGCTTTTTTAAAGGAGAAAACAAAATGACAAGAATTGACACAATAAATCTACCACACTTCCACAAAGCTACTATTGGCTTTGACAGACTATTTAATGAACTCGAAAGAGGCTTTGCAAATAGTCCAAACGGAAACGGATATCCCCCATACAACATTGCACAAATAAACGATGATGAGTATATGATCTCATTAGCTGTTGCTGGCTTTGGTATGGACAATCTTGATATTACTACAGATGGTAATCAATTAAAGATTGAAGGTACGGCTCCAAAAGGAGATGAATCAGTTAACTACCTGCACAAAGGTATTGGCGGACGCAACTTCAGAAGAGAGTTTACATTAGCTGATCACGTTGAAGTTGAAGGGGCCGGTCTTGAACTAGGCATGCTCAATATACACTTACAAAGAAATCTGCCAGATGCACTAAAACCTAAGAAAATCGCTATTAAAGATTACTCAGGCGCAGTACACGAAGCAGTTGACACAGACAGCAAGTAACTAAACCGGGGGAGTGAAATATCTCCCCCAACTTACACTTAGGATATAACATGACAACTGACGTACAGATTGACGAAAAAATTAAACTAGATATTAAAGAGCCTAGTGATTACGATGTGATCATGCTCAATGATGATGCTACTCCTATAGAATGGGTATTGGGTGTTCTTAAAGAAATATTTAAGCATAGCGATATTGCCGCTGAGGCAATTACAATGAAAATCCATAATGAAGATTCTGCTGTAGTAGGCACGTATAAGTACGAGATAGCAGAGCAAAAGAGTGTCGAAGCGATAAATGCAAGTCGCAATCACGGATTCCCTCTGCAAGTAACAGTAGAAGAGAGTCTATGAGCAACTTAAAAGAACTAACAATGGAGCATCATAAGAACGCAGAACGTCAAACGTTTGTGAAAGAGATGTTCAATAAGACAACGCAGATAACTGACGATCGTTATGCTTGTTACTTGTTTAATCAGCATCCGCAATATAACATGCTAGAAATGCTTGCTATGATGCACGGATTGTTTGATGGCATGCCAGAATTGCGCAGAGCTCCAAGTATACACGAAGATTATCAAGAACTTTGGGGCAAAGCAAATGCTAATCAACCTCCACTAATGCCAGTAGTAAAAGAGTATATGGATCACTTAATGAGTATTAAAGATGATGCTGACAAACTTATGGCACATGTTTATGTAAGACACATGGGTGACCTAAGTGGCGGACAGATGATTGCCAAGCGTGTTCCAGGTGAAGGACGTATGTACAAGTTTGACAAAGGACACGATGAACTTAAAGAAATGGTACGTGCTAGACTAGACGATAGCATGGCAGACGAAGCTAAACTATGTTTTGACTTTGCAACTAAAATGTTTGTAGAATTAAGTGAGGCAAAAGAATCGTGAGTACTATTTGGGATAGGCTAATTGAATGCCAAGAAGAAATAATTAGCATCTTTGACGAGAAGGCAACAGAATATGACGAGCCAGGACTAGCACACTTTAACAGCGATACTTGGGTTAACCGTGTATGGGCTAACGACAATGTACGCAGAGCACACATTGATGTTGTAGATGCTCGCGATAGCAAAGGCTTGTGGATGATGCACGTATGCGTTTTTCCTGTAATACAAAACGATGGGCCAATATACGGCTTTGATGTTATTGCAGGCAAGAACAAAATGACAGGTGCATTTCACGACTTTAGTCCTAGTAGTGATCACGACAATCCTATGATTGCAGGCTATAAGGAAGCAGTAGCAGAATTTATTCCAAGCAAGCAACGTGTACTACCTGAGTGGGCAACTAACATCTTTACAGATAAGATGCTTGCCGCAGGCAATGTAAGTGACATTGACGAAGCAGTTGCTATTATAGAACTAGCACAAGATAACCTACGTGCATACTTTGATGAGATAGGCGAATTTACTGGCAGTGGGAATAGCGATATGGTTATCGGCGCACAGAATTACTACTGTGAAAACCAGCAAAAGAATCCACACACTCCTCGCACAATGAAATCATTAGGTTTAGATGAAGCAGACGTAGACAAGTTCTGCACAGACATGTTGTTTCCTAAAATCGTATAAATATTAAAAAGAAATAGGAACAATTACATGCGTTTTTCAGATATTAAAATTGTAGAATCAAAAGTTAAAGCAAAGACTGACTTGGCAGAAGCCTCAATGATGAGTGGAAAAAATTGGTTAGCGTCTGGTGATAAAAAAGCTGGCGGCACAGGCAAGCCTACCAAATATGTAATTGCTACAGCAAAGAGTATTAGAAATGCCAAAGATTTTGTCTACGCCGAGATTGGTGCAAAAGGCTCGGCAGGCAAAGCTCCTGAAAAAGCTGGCAAGGTAGACAAGATTACTGTTAACGGTAAGGAAATGTCCACTGATGATTGGGAAACATATGCGTTATCAAATTATCCAGACTTTATAAAAAATACTAAATTCTTTATTGACGGCGATGAAGTTCCACTTAATAAACTGAAAAAGAATGAAGCAGTAAAAGGCTCATTGGTCCCTAATCTCGGCGATATTGCCGAAGCAGTGTTGGGTTCTGCACTTTCTGCAAAATTTGCAGTAGGCGGCAGGAACATTTCTAAAAACGATGTTATACGAGTTCTAAAAGATGTAGTAGCATCAGGCATTGCTGAAGGCACAACTGATTATCAAACTGTTGGAGTTGTCGATGACAACTATAAATTTACTCTAACACTTAATAGTGCATCGATGAAACCATTAAAACTATGGATAGACGAAGAAGATCCAATGGGTGCTGTCGGAGATCTTCGACTTTTCACAGAGTTTGAAGTTAAAAAGGAAACATTGGACAGCATGCAAAAGCAAGTGACAGATGCTGTTGAATATGCAAACAAAAATAAAAGAGCATCCACAGCAGTTGATAAAGCCAAACTAGAACTAAAAGGCAACAATCAAATTAGTATTATCTCCGACGGCGGCGATGCTACACAACAGAGCTCAACTAAAGTTGACTTGAAACTCGAGTATGATGGTAAGCCACAAAGACTACTAAGTTTAAAAGCTGGAACTGTAAAACAGTTTGGACAAATAAGCGGCGGAGAGTGGGAAACTGTAAGTGATTTCTTTGAAAGCATATTTAAGTTTAGACTTCCAGATTCTATGAAACAAGATTTTGGATTTAAAAGCAGCAACGAAGAAGACTACAAAGATCACAACTATAGCAACGGTCCGTTTGCTAAACTGTATTCAGAAATGGCCAAGCAGGTACAAGCATACACTGCTGGTGACGACACAAGCAAAGAATTCAAACTTGTACAACATGTGTATGATGCTATTAACTTTCATGCAACAAGAGGCGAAGAAGGTGTAACAATGGTTATTCTTTCGCCTAGTGCAAAAGTAGCATACAAAGAACTAGCGTTTGATGCTAGACTATTATCAGCATTAGAACTTTATGACCTAAGAGTAACAAATGATCAAGGTCTTTCAACTCACAGAATTAGTATTATTGGCGAACTAAAAGGTGAAGAAGCAGTTAGAACTCTTGGCAAAGACGGCGCTGAAAAATTAGACGGCAAAGCAGTATTAGTACAATTGAGTTCAAGAACCAGTGCTGATGCGATTCGTAACCTAGTTGAAATGGGTCCTCTGTTAAAAGAGCTTGCTAATGTTGAAAAACTAGATGCAGCTCAAGTAGAAAAGAACAAAACAGCGCCTACAAACCCAGCTGAGCCTGACGATGCACCAGCAGATCAAACCAAGCAAGTTAACGATCCAAACGCCACAGTCTAACAACTATCTGATAAATACATTTGTAGAGCGTGAGGGCGCTCCTATCAAATGAAAGGGCATTGGTTTGATAGATCCAGTAACTGCCATTGGCCTGGCATCCGCTGCATATCGCGGCATTAAATCAGCAATAAGTACAGGAAAAGAACTGTCAGATATGGCAGGTACACTTTCGCAGTGGGCTGGCGCAATGTCAGACTTAGACTTTTCTCACAAGCAAGCTGAAAATCCACCTTTATTCAAAAAAATGTTTGGCGCTAGTAATGTAGAAGCCAATGCACTAGAAGTGTGGGGACATAAAACAAAAGCAAAAGAGATGCGTGAAGAATTACGTAGTCACATATCATTGTACTATGGTCCATCAGCTTGGGAAGAAATTGTACGGATCGAAGGTCAAATGCGAAAGAAACGTGCCGCAGAAGTGTATGCTATTGAAGAACGCAAACAACTAATTATTGAATGGATAGTAGGTATTGTAATGGCAGTAGCATTAGCTAGTGTATTAGGTGGTATCGTTTATGTAATAGGTGCAGGAACAGGGAAATGGTAATATGTGGATACTAATTTGGTTAGCAATTAACAGTGGCGGTGATATGAGATACTATCACTTAGGAACTTATGCAACTGTAGAAGAATGTGGAGAAGAATTAGGAAAAGCACATATCTTAGTTACTAAAACTGGAGAAACCATTGACTGTTTATACATTGCTAATCCGCCAGTTACGACAGATTAATATACAATATCAAACTTTTTCATTTTAGCAATAAGTGTAGTACGTTTTATACCTAAGCACTTACTAGCTTTCGTTTGATTGAACTCGTAGTGTTCTAATGCATCCATTATATGCTGACGTTCGTATTTTTCAATAACGTCCTTCAAATCATTAGGAATTACAATAGGTTCAATACTACGCGATTCATCGAATATTTCTCTGAAAATTTGGAACATTGCATCTTGCTCTGTAGGACCTGTGTCGTTATTTGGCATAAAGTTATTTATAACAATTAACTAGGTGTTAAATTTTTAACATCGAATGATAAATATTACTGAGGGTATAGACACACGTCTATTCAACAAGGGTAATTATATGAAATTTGGGTTAAAAATTGCAATCATTGCGGCGTTAATTTCGGCAAGCACAGCAGCTTTCGCGCAGGTAGTAGATGATGCAGATGGAAATTTTGACGAAACTAGCTATGTAGAAACAAATAGCACAACTAACAGCAATAGTACAGTAAACAGTACTAATGCCAACACCAACACGAATAATAATACTAGCACTAGCACCAACACAAATACAAACAATAACACAAATACTAATGCTAACACAAATAACACAACGTACAGTGGCACAAACAATAACACAAATACCAATGCTAATACAAATATTAATACAAGTACTAACACAAATACCAACTCGAATACAAATAACAATAATATAAGTGGCGGAACTACTAACACGAATAACAACGTACTTAGTGGCGGAACTACTAACACGAATACAAACAACAATACTAACACCAACAACAGCACAGTAAACAGCACTAGTGCCAACACAAATACAAATAATAACACTAGTAACAGCACAGCAACCAACACCAATAACAACGTAATGAGTGGCGGAACAAACAATACAAACACCAACACAAATAACAATACTAGCAACAGCACAGTAGATCAAACCGTAAACAGCACAAACAACAGCACAGTAGATCAAACTGTAAACAGTACTAGTAATAATACGAATTCAAATACTAACAACAATACGAATTCAAATACTAACTCAAATACTAACACCAATAAGAACGATACTACTGTTGACAGCACTAGTCAAAACGAGAACACTAACAATAATAACAATAACAGCACTATCACACAAAAGATTATTGCACCTCCTCCAAGTGCAATTGCTCCTACTGTAAATGCCGGCGGCAATGATACTTGTACAACTAGTATAAGTGGTGCAGTCCAAACACAGATTATTGGTATTGCAGGCGGTACTCATGTGAGAGATATGAATTGCGAAGCGTTAAAACTTAGCAAGACATTGTATAACATGGGCATGAAGGTAGCGGCTGTTAGTTTGCTCTGCCAAGATGAAAGAGTATATCGCTCTATGGAAATGGCAGGCACACCTTGTCCGTTTGATGGAAGCATAGGCACAGAAGCAAAAGAAAAGTGGAATGCAAATCCGGAACTGCAACCTAAGGTAGTACAGGCTGAGGAGGAAAAAGAACGTGCAACTAACAATATGCTCAAGGGTGCTGGCGGCGCTCTGCTTCTTCTTTTATTGCTCTAACGTAGTAGCTCAAACAACACCACCAAGTGCTGAGTGTAGTGCAACAACGTATACTGGCTCCGCAGCCACTGCCTTTAATGCAGGAGATGCAAACCCTGCTGGTTATAATCAAGATCAACTACGCTGTGAAACTCTTGACATGAACAACGACAATTTTGTTGATAATGCTGTAGACTTAAATATTCCACTAGACGATAACGGCAATCCTGTTGCATACGAAGATGCTTCAGGCGGAATGGTATTTTCTAATAATACAATTACTAACAAAGTTGTATCGACTACGTTTGCAATTAATACAGCACTCCAGGCTGCAGGCATTGGTATTGAGATAAGAGGACTTAGATACGAATGGGAAGTAAAGAAACCAGACGCTAGTAGTGCTTTAGAATTAAAAGTTAATATACTTTTAGGAAATGGACAAACTCTTTACCAAGCAGTTTATAACTATGATGGACAGCAGTTTGTAGACTGGACTGCTTTTAATGCAGATGAACCACCGGGTGCTGCATTTCAAACTGCTGACGATTGGACAGTTAAATCTACAATGTCAGGCAACGGCCAAGGTAGTGGTGTTAGAAATATAAAATATACTATTTCTTATGCTCCTGTAGTAGGACACGAAGATGACTTTAGCGATACATACGATTACGGATTAACAGCATTTGAGAATCAATGTGCAGCAGATCCAATGAGTTCTGATCAGTGTCCAGGTTATACAGCAGCATACACACAGCAACAATGTTCAGCAGATTCACTATACGACCCTAGCTGTGACGGTTATGCAACTGCCTACTACGATCAACAATGTACAGCAGATGCGTTATACGACAGCGGTTGTCCAGGATACGAAGCAGCAAATACAGCACAGCAATGTGATATAGATCAGTCATATGATCCTAGTTGTCCTTACTACAATCAGTCGCAAGCAAAGATGACTGTACCAGGTATGAATGTAAGTGGACAGGGCAGTGATTACATATTCATCTTTAGAGGAAACAATCCAGAAGTATTTGCAACACTACAAGCAAACCTAGCTAATTTATTTGATTGGATGTGGGAATGTACAAGCGGAGCAGAGTGCGGCGACAATCAAATTGGTTACATTAAAGACGCAGTACAGCAAGGCGATGATTATATATTCTTGTATACGGAAGACATAGACGGAAATGTAATAACCCCACAAAGCGGCAAATGGTATGAGTTTATTGAAATAGACACAGCATGTTCAGCAGATGGTACTTACACACAACGATGTGCTGGTTATGCTGACACTATAGAAGACCAACAGTTTGAACAGGACTGTAATGTAGATCCGCAAAGCAGTATGATGTGTAACGGCTACCAAGAAGAACAGTTTGAAGATGAGTATGATGGTCAAGATGATTATAGTGGCCAAGATGATGGCAGCATGGACGACAACTTTGATGGACAGTTTGATCCTAACATGCCTTTCGATCCTAACATGCCTTTCGATGGACAACTGTCAGGTGTTGATATACAAGCAACAACAGGTATTGATGTACAAGCGTCTACTGGTATTGATTTAGAATCTTCAACAGGCATCGACCAAGAGATGGCAACTGGTATAGATGATTCAGCAGCTAAAGGCGAAGTAGAAGTTGACATGCAAGGTGCGCTTGACTTAATGGGTCCTGATGAAAATGGAGAACAGTTTGACTTAGAATCATTTGAAAATGGTCCAATGGATATGCCAAGCGAAGAAGACATTGCTAGAGAGCAAGCAGAGTTTGAACAGTTTTTTGAAGAGGCAGATAGTTTTGGCGGCGCAAACGGATTACCAGACTTTCCAGGAGAAGCGTTTCCAGATGCGTTTGAAGAATTACCGTTTGAAGATGCATTTGAAGAAATGCCAATGGACGACATATTTGCTGATAGCCCACTAGACAACTTAGATCCACTCAACGAAGAACAATTTGAAGCGTTACCAGATATGCTCGAAGAAGCATTTGATGCAGCAATCGAAGAGGAACAAATGATAGCCGAAGAACAAGCAATGGCCGAAGAACAAATGGTAGCAGAGGAAATGGCTATGGAAGAAGCAGAAGTTAGGGAGGAACTAGCTGAAGCATTTGAAGAGGAACTATCAGAGTCAGTAGAAGAACTTGCACCAATAGAAGAAATTTCAGCAACACCAGATACTCCAAGAACTAGCAAGTCAACTAGTGTGAAGAAACGTGCGTTGAGTATTGCATCAGAAGCAACAGCAGCAGCAGCAGAGAACACAGCAGCAACAGAGGCATCAACAAGCGCATCAGATAGTAACGACTCAGGCAATGCAGGCGATAGTGGCAATTCTAGTAGTACTAATAATGGGAGTGGCGATAATGGCAACAGCAGTAGCGGAAATAGCGGCAGCGATGACATGGGAAGCAATAGCGGCAGTAGCGGTGGGAATAATAATAGTGGCAGTAGTAGTGGCAGCTCATCAGGCAGCTCATCAGGCAGCTCATCAGGCAGCGCAGACTTTGGAGGAAGTAACACAAGCGCAGACTTCGGCAGCAACAGCAGTGGAGGATTTAGCAGCCAAGACTTTAATTCTGCAACAGGACAGCCAGACCTCCAAACAGGAGACGCAGGAATAGGAGCCATGACAGGCGGCAATGATACACAAATGCTTGCCAGCCAAGGATTAAGCACACAAGAACTAACAGGCGAAGTAGAAGACTTAGGCTCAGGGCAAGTAAGCTACTCATTTGGTAACATAGATGCTACAGTTGCAAGCGACATATCAAATGTAATTGCAGCAGAACTAAATCAAATGATAATAGACATAACCAAACGCACATTAGAAGAAGCAAATGAAATGGGCGAACCGTTAGACGAAGTAAGTGAAGAAGAATTAGAAGCGCAGCAAGAGTTAGAAGACGACCTTGTTGAAAAGGCAATAGCAGGCGATGACAGTGAAGATGCACAAGCAGCACTACTAGGATATAATCCTAACTTCCGTCAATATGTACAGCCGCAGATGCCAACTAATAGTAACTGGTATGGATCTGATGGAATATACACAGACCAACAGAATTATGATAATCCGTCATCTAGGTTCTTTAGCGGAGCAAGTGACGAAACGCATCAAGCAATGGTGCGTCAGCAATATGAGAGGAAATAAACATGGCTGAAGTAGAAGTAGGTGGCGTTAAGTTCACCGGTGGAAAAATGTTTGCTGTCATTACAGCGTTAAGTACACTAGGCGGAGTTGCCTGGGGAGGCTTTGAATTTTATAACGATTATAGGAATATGAAAGAGCAGATACAAGAGTATGTTGCTCCTGACCTTAGTGGTATGCGAGAAGAAATAAGCGTGTTAACAGAACGCCTTGTATCAGCAGAATCAAACATAGACACTAAATTAAAAGCAGTTGACGAGTCTGTACTAGCAGCACTAGATTACACAAGAGATATTAAGATTGATCTCAAAGCAGACATCCAAGGCATCGAGTCACAAGTAGATAGAGTTGAAAATACTGTTAAAACAACGCAAGACAGTATTGACAAAACACTACGTGAAGTTGAGATTGTTAGTCGTGAAAGCGAAAAGGATGTTCGTGATCGTATGCGTGAAACTGAAGAACGTATAGAAACTGATATGGACAAGCTCGAAAAGGATATTCAAGCACAAGTTGAGGAAGCATTAGATAATCCGTTAAATGATATGAAATAAAGGTTGCTCTTCTGAATATATAATGTTATAATACATTATAGGAGAATAAAAGTAATGGTAGATATAAGATTTGCTGGAGCGCAACTTCCAGCATCAGACGACCTTAGTAAAAATGTTACTGACATTAAAGATGCAATTGTGTGGGCAGGTGAAAACGCAGTAGACTATCTATTAACACCTGAAGGAAGTCTTTCAGGATACTTTCCAGGATTTGACGTATTATTTGGCAGGACAATACAAGATCTGTATGATGCAGAAAAGGAAGTAGTTGAATGTGCTGTCGAAAACAATGTCGGTTTGTGTCTTGGAACTATGTGGGCAGAAACTGACGAGGCATTTGATGAAGGTTATCGTAAAGAGAATCAAATTAGATTTTACTCAAAAACTGGTACATTTTTAGGCAGTACAAATAAATCTTATATTCTTCCAGACTACGATCAAACCATGCCTTCTGAAATTAATGTTATTGATGTAGACCATGATATACAAAACTTCTGGGCAGCTGGATTAATTTGTAATGACTTTTGGGGAGGCCCGTTATCTAATAAAACAGTGAGCCTCAATGAAATCAATGACTTACTAAACAGCGTCTGGAAGGGACCCGGTAGTATGTCTAAACTAATAGAAATGATGTATGATATGCGCATTTCACGCCTATTTGCGGACTCAGATGATACGAAAGACCCGCTCAAAGGGTACGAAACACCTACGATTGAGTCAAATTTAGGTGAAAATGTGGTTGACAGACTGGAAAAATAGTGTTATAATAGTAGTATAAGTTAACAAAGCAAGGGCAAATGCAATGACAATTAGTATTAAAGGTGGCACTAGAAGCCAAAAGAAACACGTTAGAAGCATGATAAATTTTATAATAAGTTTGCTTACTGTGTACACCAGTGTTATAGTGTATGGATGGTTACGTGGGTATTTTTTAACTGGTGGCACTATAAGTTATATACCAATATCAGCAATAATAAGCATTACATTTGGTGTATGCTTTTACAAAACATTAATGGAGTTATTACGAAAATTAAATTAGGTTCACACTTTGATCAATGGCTAAATCGCGGCGGTTCGTACGCGACTGACGTATGCGATGTTGTAAAAAGAATATTAAAAAATATAATACAAGATGCATTCAAAAGTATTCTAATATTTGCAGTTCTTTTTATTACCGCATTGCAAGTTAACCAAGGTAGTTATTTTTTATTCAGTACGCCGATGTCATTTATATTTGTAGTATTGTATTTCTGGCAATTTTTAGTAGCTGTTTATGCGATAATTACTACTGGTAACTTCATAACAACTAGACTTTTTAAAATGCGGCTTGGCCAAGCCATAGAAAAATTACTAATCTACGCAGGTACTGGTTGTCTGGTGTTGTGTTTGTTGTTTTTAATGTACAACCAAATAACAGTTTTTGAATTGTTACCTACAAATGCACTTGATGATATTGTAATTTAAGATAACTATATATGCTTCAATTGGTTCAGGTAAATCGTAACCGCCTGTAGCGGAAGTTTCTTTGACAATGTCAAATAAAGCTAAGTTATAAGTATCATTCATATATATATTTAGTTGGTTGACAAAGTACAATAAAGGTTGTATAATAGTATTATGAAACCACAAGAAATAGCAGACTATAAAATGAATTGGATGCGTACAGAAAATAATCCTGTACGTTTACACAGCGACCTCGATACTCAAGGTAAAACTTGGTGTCGAAGAAACTTAGAACGACAGCAATGGAAAATAAATACATGGACAAACGTGTACGAACATACGTTCTATTTTGAATTTGCAGAACATGCAGCACTGTTTGCAACACAATGGCCCGACTTTATTAATCAGGATAGTTTATGAAAATTGGATTAAGTTTTAGTAGATGCTTACGAGACATCTACGACAAAAAAGTAACACTAGACAAAGTGATTGTTATTATAGCACGAACTGATTTTAACCCAACAAAGGATAACGAGTGGAACGATGTATGGCGGGCCTACACACAAGGAGGGTTAAGTAATGCTGAGTGGATGGATTATCTACCCTATGAAGAAGAATTTAGAGAACTTACAACAGTAATGTTCAATCGTGGACTAATCCATCAGCCTAGACAATTCCAGGCACGCCCGCCACGCATGCGGAACTATTGGTTAGACTGTTCGGTGTCAATAGACGAACACACTCCTGCCCAACAAAAGGCGTGGGACAACTATAATTTAATTACAAATCTATCATGACACTTCCATACGAGGATACAAAATGAGAATTTATATTGACACAGAGTTTAACGAGTTTCAAGGAGCACTAATATCAATGGCATTAGTAGCAGCAGATGGAGAAGAATTTTATGAAGTACTAGCATGTGAAAACCCAAAAAGTTGGGTAGCAAAGAATGTTATGCCGTTTTTAGAAAAAGAGCCAGTATCTATACACGAGTTTCAACATACACTGCAATTGTTTTTATATCAGTATACTAATATTCAGTTAATATCAGATTGGCCCGATGATATAAAGCACTTCTGTGAAGCATTGATAGTAGGTCCAGGAGTTTGTTTAAATTACCCGCCAATTACAATGGAATCAAGACGTGATCTAAGCAGTGGTGATAGTAAAGTGCCGCACAACGCATTACACGATGCTAGAGCTATTGCTGAACAAGATATAGGAAACGATTATGAAAGTTAAAATAGGACCGTATACATCCTGGGTTGGACCATATCAGCTCGCTGAACTACTTTGCTTTTGGGTTAAAGAAGTAGAAGACGAACACGGCATGAAAGATAAGCCTGACTGGGTACACAAGTTTGGTGAATACCTTGCTCACGGTAGTGTAGAACCTGAAGCAGAAGTAGGAGAAATCCGTAGTTGGGATCGTGAGCGTCACACTACTTGGTTGTACAAGTTTCTTATCTGGATTGAAAGTTTCAAGAAACGTAAGATCAAAGTACACATTGATCGCTGGGATACTTGGAGTATGGACAGTACTCTTGCCCACATCGTTCTGCCTATGCTTGTACAACTAAAGGCTGCCAAACACGGTGCTCCGTATGTAGATTTAGCAGATGTACCTAAAGAACTACACGGCAAGAAACTTACTAAAAAGCAGAAAGATTTGGGCGAACTAGACGACAAACATTTTGAACGCTGGGATTGGGTAATGGGAGAAATGATCTTTGCGTTTGAAACTAAAGTTGATGACGGACGTTGGGAAGAACAGTTTGAAACTGGAGAAAGTGATCTACAGTGGAAGCAACTCGAAAACGGTAACAGCCAAATGATTCGCGGTCCTAATGATACTAAAGTGTATGATTGGGAAGGACGCAAAGCATACGAAGCACGTATCCAAAACGGATTCCGCTTGTTTGGAAAGTACTACCAAAATCTCTGGGATTAATATGAACGAACGAATTAAAAAACTTGCTGATAAGATCTGGAGTTTAGACATTGAGCCGAACCCACATTTTCAATTATGCTTGCAGTCGTTTGCCGAATCGATTGTGCAGGAATGTGCTCGTGTTGCGGATCTTGCTGATGAAAATAAATGTGAATGGATTGGCGGAAATGTCCTAACCCATTTCGGAGTTGAAAAATGAACGAACGAATCCTTGAATTTGCTAAAGAAGCAGGTCATATATACCATGTTGGCGGAACTGTTCCGTACTTTGAATTCAGTAATAACCAAATGAAAAAATTCGCCCAGTTGATTGTAGAGGAATGTATTCAAGCAATTCAGAATGAAGGTCAAACATACGAGTACCTAGATGCTGGTGAGTTTCAAGCCAACAACTTTTCTCAAGCAGTGAAACAACATTTTGGAGTTGACTAATGGAACAATATAATCGTAGCGCAAAGTTTGCTGAACTCAAACCGTATGACCATACAGCCAAAGAACATGACTTCATAGAAGTGTGTGAATGGCATAACGGCGAGGGTTTTGACTTTACACTTAGTGAACGTCAATTCTCACTCACTTGGGGCCAATGGGATTGTTTGCAAGCACTGGTTAATTTTAAAGGAAAATAATATGAGTAACTATAAATTTCACGCACTGGCAGAATTCAAAGCTGCCGGTTGGGTAGACGACACTGGAAAGTACAACAATGAGATGCAAGAAGCGATCTGTACTAATGTATTGAAAATGCTTGATATCTTTGCTGATGAAGGTCACTCTGGATCTTCCGCATCTTATACAATCAACTTATTCAAGAAAATCGCAAGTTTCGAACCACTAGGTCCGCTGACTGGCGCCGATGATGAATGGCATGAAGTTGGAGATGGCGTGTTCCAGAACAAACGAATGTGTTCTGTGTTCAAACGAGCTGATCGTTTCGATGGTCAAGCATATTGGTTGGATAGCAAAGTATTCTGGGAATGGTGCTCATCACCGGACATTGATGACAGTAAACTATTCAAGTCGTATTTCACTAATTCAGACTCGTGTGTTCCTATTGAATTTCCGTGGGTAAAACCCGAGAAGTCCGAGTACGTGTTTACTCCAACTGAACAGTTTCCTAATGAGGATTTGACTGAACTCCCATTTATGAGCTGAACGATTGAAACAAGAAAGAACATTATGAACAAAAAAATTAAACAACTCGCTGATAAGGTTTGGAGTCTGGACATAGAGCCTAACCCTCATTTTCAATTATGCCTACAATCGTTTGCTGAATCGATTGTGCAGGAATGTGTGGGTGTTGTGAATGTGTGGAGCGATGAACAACCTTGCTCAGAAGGATACGATATTCTGACTGTGAGCAAGATTAAACAACATTTTGGAGTTGAATAATGAGAACACCTAGATTCTATGTTGCTGATGAAATTAAGTATTGGTCTGTAACTAGTCCAGACAGTCTTGGTTTTATTAAATGTGCAAGACCCATGAGTTGGCCGGGAATTAATATCAGAAAACGATTGAAAATGGCATGGTGGGTATTCACAGGTAAAGGTGATGTTCTCATGTGGGAGATAGAATAATGAGTGGCGACCATAACCAATATCAAAAAGCAGCTGGATGTGAAATGAACACAGATTTAATTAGACGTTTAGAAAAACAATGCTGGAACTATCAAGCCAATTGTGTAGATGCTGAGAAGTTTGCCCAGTTGATTGTGGCAGAATGTTGCGTAGCATTACATCCAATGTTGCGTGATATGATTAGTCGCACACAGGGCGTAGACATGATAGTAAAACATTTTGGAGTTGAACTATGAGATTGTTTTTAGATACGGAGTTTAATGGATTTGGCGGTAGACTAATATCAATGGCACTAGTTCCGGAAGACAACAGCAGAAGAGAATTTTACAAAGAACTTGAAATGAATGATCAACTTGATCCTTGGGTTCGAGACAATGTAGTGCCACATTTGGTGTTATTGCCGTGTTCACGTCACACGTTTCAACAGGATTTGGCACAATATTTGTGGGAAGTTGGTGATTGTACAATTGTTGCAGATTGGCCTGATGATATCAGATATTTTTGCGAGTCATTGATTACAGGACCAGGTCAAATGATTTCATATATGCATAACTTAATGTTTGAACTAGATTTGGGTATTGAATATGAATCAAAAGTTCCGCACAATGCACTGCACGATGCACGGGCTATTAAAGAAGCCTATACCAAAAGATTGTAATTTTACTTTTATTATGACTTGTGTTATAATTAACACATAACAACAAAGAAGCACAATGAACAAACTAATTAAAGAATTTGCGGTAGAAGCACAAGCTCATGCACTTGTACAATTTAACGGCGATTCTACAAAGTGGTCAGCGCTGTATAATCAAAAGTTCGCCCAGTTGATTGTTCAGGAATGTGCCGAACTCAACAGGAAACAAAGTTAC